TTGGATCCAAATGAATAAAGTTAAGCTGAGCCCAAATCTCACCTGGCTCCTCATCAACTTTAATTAAAATCTTATCCCCTTTTTTTGAAAACATTAAAATAGTACTCATAAAATCTTTCCCCGCCCTAAATTTTTATACTTCTCAACACAATCGGGGCATACCATCTTTTTATCAACCACCAAATTACCATTCTCATCTTCCCACGAAATAAGCGTCAACTCCCGCTTTCCCAAGACATCAAAGTGAAGTGAGCAATATCCAATAGATTTATTCTCTACAGGCATAGTACCAGTTTCTATATGTATTTCATTTCCATTCTTAATCATTTTTTTAATAGGTATATTCTCTGTGTGTAAAGTGTGTGTATCTTTAGGTATATCCGTGTGTATGTTATACACAACATCTCTCATTAATTTACTTAAAAGTTCACTTCGATTATAATTAAAAATAGAGCAATATTTATCAAATTCTATCAGGAGTTTATCATCAATACTTACATTTATTCTCATACACACAGTATACACACGTTATACACAACTATCAAATCTACTTCTCGTACTTCCCTAAATGGATTTTTTACTCCCCTTCTTGGGTTTTCATATCTGGTGGGTTATTATATGGTTTTGTGAATGTGGGTGACTGTCTTATTTTTTCTTTATTTATAAAGGGTAACTTTTCAAGGTTGCCTACCTCCTTTCCCTGATATATATACATATAAAACATATATATAACTATGATATATAACCTATAACAATATAAAGATACATAATTATACTACTACCAGATAAGAATTACTAATAACAACGTCGTAAATTCATTCATTTACGACGTTATATGCCTATTTACATTATAATACGATTTAGATTGTTATAACAATGTAAATGAGATAATATGCTCGCCCTCGCTCGCTTATCTTGTCTTGTTGTCCTTGTATTATGTCCTCTTATATCTTATTACTATGCTGGGGATATCATTGTCCTTTTTACTATCCTTTATGGAGTTTTTAGTTCATGTTTTTTAACCCTTGTTAGCTATACCCTATTTTTTTAATCCCCTCTATTATATGGGGATAGCAAAAAATAAAATTTAACTTTACATACTCAATACATACTCCAGATAAGAGTAGTATATGATAATGATACATAATGCCCTTGACAAGTTATAAATACTACTATATAATGAAGTTATGATAATATATTGTAATGATATATTATTAGCACTTTAAAAATATATAGACAGCCCGTGAATAACAGAAGCAATAGAGAAAGTGTCAAACGGTTATTCAATCAAAAAGCGGGGACACCTGTTAAGCGTTGGTTTAACAGTATCAATAAAATGATAGTCAAAGGCCGAGATATCTTAACGAAAGTTAAGAAGGTATTTAATAAATACTACTTGTCTATATATAGCACCTTAACAATTTGAGATTGATTGCAGATACAAGCTCTCAAGCGGTTTTATTATAAATTTCGCTTGATAGTTTTGATTATATGGCTACTTGTGATATTAGATTAAAAAGCGGTTATTGTCAGAATGAAATGACTCACTTCGGGCGTTGGATTGGTTATTGTGATAAGCATATTATTGAAGGCAAAAAACAAGATAAAGAAAAAACATTTGAAAATGAAATCAATCCCGACTTAGAGAATGGCAATATGGACTATATAAACAATGATACAGAATTAGCAGATTTTCTAATCTAATCAAGACAAGCGGTATTGACAACAATACCAGCTTGTAAATGCAATCAATAATAACTAGATTGTACGGCGATTACAAGTAGTCAAATGCGATAACTTTAATCAAAGTCAATAAGTTTTACTAATGCGTAAAACTATTGACCCGTACAATTTAGTTATTATAAATTTATATTTTAATTATGAATACAGCACAAGCCAACAGGTTGATGTTGATTAGTGAGAGAGCCAGACGTTTTAATAATTATGCCGATTGTGACATTATACAGCAAGGAATTGAAATGGTAGAAAATGCCGATAGCAAAAAAGCTATTGAAAGTATTGATTATCTAATCAATGCCATTTTATACAGAGGCGGGGAGCATACAGCTGATCTTATAAAAGAGTTGAAAATGGAATTTTTAGCTTATGAGAGTTTAGCAAAGGCAATTAAATTACAAAATAAATATGCGATTGCTTACTTTGAAAAAGAAGCTAAAGAAGGGGTGGTTATTAGAATAATGTAATTGATAGCTTTGGCGGTTTATAGCAATATAAACTGTCAGAAGTTATAAATTAAAATAACAATATGGACTATAAAAAAGTCAAAAAAAACAATCTAACAAATAGATTGGATCGGGAGTATAGAGATATAGATACTCTTGAAAGCGTGGCGGGTTATATGTCAGAGCGAGATAGTGTTAACAAATTACTAAAAGAGTGCGGGTTTAAAGTTAAAAATTATAAATTAAATATATAAATATGGAAAATAAAATAAAAGTATCATTAAAAAAATATTTAAAAGAAAATGATATTGAATTAAACAATATATCGGCTGAAGATATAGATAATTTTACTAATGAGAATGAAGACTGGTTAGGATTTGGAACTACCCAAGTACAAAGGGAGTGTGATGGGTGGACTGAAGCCCGTTTTTATACCACTTATAAAGGAAAGGGTTTAACAATTACTTTTGACCATGAATGCAATATTGATTATGAAGATAATAAATTTGTTGATATGGTTACTAAATTACTATCATTAAAAAATGAGTGTGATAGAGTTATAAATTTATTTAAATAAATTTAGTTTAAATATATGAAAAAAGAACTTGAGGAATTAAAAAAAAATGCGATAAAAATATTAAAACTTAATGATGCTAAGGCTGAATATCTTAAAATATGTTTAGGTTTAGCTTTTGCATATGGCGGTAAAGATACGTTGATAGAATTACAAATTAAACAAAATTATGAAAAAATTACATAAACTATACTGGTTCATACTTGTACACCTTGACCCATATTGGGCGGACTTATATGATGCTTTTGAAGATTTTAACAGTTTTTATATAACCAGACTATGATCGAACTAACAAATGTAGATAAGCTAAAAATGGGGCGGTTACTTAGTGATTTATACGAAGCTATCGAATGGTTATCAGATGAGCAGGATTGGAAGCTACGCATGAAATACGAAAATATAGCTAAACAGCTAATATTTAAAATTACAAGTTTAATAAATGAATAATATGAGTAAAATAATAAATAAAATAGTGGAATTAAATAACAAAATGTATAAACTACAAAAAGAGATTGACAATCTAATAAAAGAATTAAAAGTAGTTAAAAAAGAAAACAAAGAATTATTCGATAAATATTTACCATTATAAATTAAAAAAATAAATATGGATTTAGAGTTAGGAAAGTCAACAACTTTAATGATAAATTTTAAAAAATTAATAAATTATAATAAAAAAATAAATATGGTAAAACATGATGTAAATGCGGTCGATGAGTTTGGTAACAGTCAATCCATAGTAGATAACAGGATGGCTTCGCCATTCATAGATGATACTCGTTATTGTGAATGTAGTAAGCCTGATGTTGAAAAGGGAGATGATGACAGTAAAGACCAGTTTTGCGGGTTATGCAGTCTTGAAATCCAACAGGTTGACGAAGAAGGGGAAATATTATAATTGTTAAATTAAATTATTAAAAAAATTATTAATATTGATTGCGTCCATTTTATAATCTATGATTGAACTAATTCTATTATTTATATTACTTATCATTTTAAAATATTGATTGTCTGTAATACTTGCAATTCGTTTACTATTTTCCTCAATAGTCCCATTATCAAGGTCAATGGCTGTTATATTATCCTCAAGCAATTCCCCTGCCAGTTTATCTTTATAATCACAAAAATGAGTGATTATTGGGCGTCCTATATATGCCCAGTTATAAATAATATGCCCAAATCCGTCTCCCCGTGGTTTAACATGATAACCAAAGCGTGATTTTACCATAAGAGACGCTAATTCTGAAATTGTTGATATAAAGGGATAGTATTTTGAAGCATAAGCCCTGAAATCAAATTGTTGAAGAGCATTTTTATAATTTAAAAATTCTTGTTCTTTTGGCAATCCTATTACAAAAGATGAAATTATATTGCTTTTTTGAGGCTCTATGGGCTTAAATATGTCTGTATCTATCTCTTGATGATAAAAACATACATTAATCTTATTGGGAGTATTAAATTTGACAGTTGAAGCTAATAGATTTTTTATAACTTCTAATTTTATTAAATCGTAAACTTCATTAAACATATTGCCCATCTGAAATACAAGTTTAGCTTTTGGCTTACATTCCAATAGTAGTTTTGAAAATGAGTGAGCATGGTCTGGAATTGAAGCAATTATAATATCTATGTCCATTTGTTTAAACTGTTCAAGGGTTAAATGTTTTCTTATGTAGTTATGGGCAAGGTCTTTAATTTCAAAATGAGTTGAGAGTTTCTTGTCAATAGTTGTTAATGGGGGCGTCCCATCTGACGGAATATAACAATCTCGCAAATCCAAATATTGACGAGCTGTATCTTTATTATAGTTATATGGTTTATGAAGTAACCAATAACCAGATTGTTCCCATTCCATTCCAATTGGAAAATATATCTTATGGCCTAATCGTTTTTCCAAAGTTAAGTAAAATGAATAGGCAAGTCCAGAATGATGAAGATCAATAAATATATTAGCCATTAAGATGAGTTGTAAGTAATTTATATCCGTTTTTTTCCACCTTTACCTGAACTTCAAAAACTGCTGATTTTTTTCCATCACGAGTTATAACAGTCCAGTCATTTATATATATCCCGCAATTATCTTTTTTAGTAACCATTGGTTCAAGACAAATCATTTGCCCCTCAATCAATTGTTCTTCATTTTTATATATATAATAATTTGGTATGTTTGGGGCTTCATGCATGTCCTTTCCTATACCATGACCCATAAATATCTTATTAACAACAAAATCTTGTCGCAGTGCAACTCCCTCCATTTCTGACGAAATATCTCGAATAAACGCTCCAGCTTTAACCTTAGAAAGTCCAGCTATTAAACTATTATAGGCAATCCTTAGCAATCTCTCATCTTGTCTGCTAATATTACCAATGGGTATAGTTATTGCCCCATCACCACATAATCCATCCTTTTTAACCCCTAAATCAAATGATACTAAATCACCATCTTTTAGATTATAGGTCGTTGGAAATCCATGAGCGATACATTCATTCACACCAATACAGGTTGCATATGGATAAGCAGACTTTGCCCATGAGGGTTTATATCCTTTATTATATGGTATACCACCAAGCTCAAGAATAAGTTTTTCAGCCATCTGATTAAGCTCAAGAGTACTAATTCCTATTTTAGCTTCTCTTTTTAACATCAGAAGCACCTGAGTTACTATCTCCCACGCTTTGGGCTTTTTGAATAAGTTGAATTTGAACATCTATTGGAAAAACAATTTGCTCTGTTATCTTTTTATCACACGATAGACAGTAGCAAACTATAATTAAATCATTACCAAGTTTAACTTGTAATGTCTTTACTTCACACCGACAATCAGGACACTGCCCACTATATTTATAATCAAGAGTAATTGGAGTTGGTGGAAGTGGTACATCTATTACTTTTGGAGCCTGACCCTCTTGAACTACTATCTTTCTTTCAGAAAGCGGTGTTTCATTAGATTTAGTTGCTTCAATCTCTTTGAGTTTAGAAGCTGGAATTTTAAAAGCATCAAGTCTTGCTTGAGTATGAATTTGTTTAATATGCGCCCGAAGCTCAACTGGCGTTTGAACTGTTTCTACAAAATTAGAGCAAAGGTTGCAGTACATCATATTTTTTATGATTTGTTTTAACCAATTTATAAAGTCTACCATCTTTTTCCATATGACATTTACGACATAACCACTCCCAATCTGATAAATCTCTTTTATATTTTCCACTTATATTTGCTAAATCAACACGTGAAATTTTTAAACATTTTTGACAAATAATAGGTCTTTTTAATCTTCTTTTAACATAATTATGAAGGGCTGTATATCCAACCTTATCACCCTTCCATTGTCCATTTCTTTCATTACAAAGATTATATCTCTTTTTTCCTTTTGTTGGATGACTAAATATAGAATAATCTACTTTTATTTTAAATCTTGTTGCTATCTTATTTATAGATCCTCTTTGTCTACCAGTCAATTCTGATACCTTTTTAAATCCATAAATAGGATAATATATCCTTAAAATATTAAGTTCTTTATCAGTCCATCTTTTCTTATGATGAAATTTTATTTTCCTATTACTCATAATTTTATTTAAAAAAACTTGTAATTTGATTTTCAATTCCACGACCCAATTTTTGATTAATTTGACATAAAACATAATAAAATGGTTCAACTTGTGATATAACATCCATACAGTAATAATTGTACTGTAAAAATTCATTCAAATGAGTTGGTGTTTGTCCAAGACTAAACATATGGTAATTTTGAGTAAGCCCTGACATATGATAATAATCTTCATTATTTTTCAATCCAATGTCATTTAATGTAATAATCTTCCCCATTTTCATTATCTCTTGAATAAAGGTATAAAAATGATCAAATTTATCCCTAACTACAGCAAAGTCTTTGGAAGTTTTATCAGCTATTGATTTACGAACCAAAAGAAATGCTGGATGTAGCCTCTCTCCCTCTTTATATACAATTCCATCATATTTTTCAGCTTGTAATAAAATCAAATCTAATGCCTTATCTTTAATGAAAAAGTCCTGCTCCATAAATAATATCCAGTCTCCTTTTATCTGATAATAAGCCGAGTTTATTGCCTTGCTTCGCCAATCATCTGTCCCCCCAACTGTAGGTGGGTCAGTCCACTGAACTTTCAACTTAACAAATAGTTGTTTTAAATCATTTGAGATATTGCGAGGATGTTTTGCATCACTTAACGCCATGATACAATGATGAAATTTGTTTCTATTTCTCTCAAGCCAACGCCTAAATATTGGATAATCTGCATGGGTTGGCCAAACTGTTAAAAGTGTTATATTCATTTAAAATATATAGCCCGATTGTCTGTCTCTGGATTAATTTGAGGAAACATTTTCTTTAGTCTATCCTCAACTTTTAATGATATCTCTGTAAACAACGGAGATTGCATAACGTCTGCCTTGCGACACCAATAGTTATAGATATAAAACCAATCAGGTCTATGAAATACAAATTCAGGCTTTAATCCCTCAAGATAATTCTGATTAACTCCTCCTAAATGGAAACAATTTTCAAAATCCTTAAATCCCATATCTTGAGTAGATTTAATTTTACCACCCAATCTCTCAACATCTTTTGTAATCCAACCAAAATGGTCATGTCCGTCACGAGCTGAAAAATCTTTATTTGTCTTCTCAAGTAATTCTCGCTTTATAAACCAAAATGACGGATGAATGTATTTATTATTCTCCTGCCACCAACCAACTAAATCATATGTCTTCATAGCCTCACCTACACTACTTAACAACTTATCCCAATCTTTTGCAAAAAAATCCTGCTCCACCGAACAAACCCAATCTGAAGTTGAATACTTAAGCATTTCATTTGTTGATTTATTTCGCCAGTCCTCACGTCCCCAATCAGTCAAAACTGGATCAAGAAATACTATCTCTGGATAATCAAATATCTCATAAACATCTTCCTTAATCGCTGTTTGAATAAAATGGTCAAAATAAGGAAACCGATTATGTTCACTAAAATAAACAATAATCTTATTAAAAAAATTACTATGTCTTTTAAGAAAAAGCCTAAAGACTGGATAATCCGCATGTTTGATTTGTGTCAATAAAAGATCAGGTTTCATAAATTCATTAATGTTTTATAAATTTTAATCTTTGTGTTTATTCTATCACGATCAAGAGAACATGAGATAATAAGATTTTCTATCCCGCTTCGATATTGGTCTTTAAATTGTTCAAACCCCTCAACTACATCTGAGGCTATCTTCCAAAAAGCACATCTTGTTTCTATTTCCTGTTTGGCGGCAACATGAGATACGTCAGGAAGTCGACCCGAAAGGTAGCCCCCCCATCCCGCAGAGAGACTACCCCCATGAATATATGGTGGATTACCATTTCTCCAATTCATTATACCTTTTTGCTTACTTTCAATCTCATAAACATCAGCGTGATATTGGGGAATTTCAATAGCTTTAAGCCCCATAGCTCGAAGTTGAACTGAAGTCCAAGTAAAAGTATCAGTATAATTATCTTCTTTAAATGTATAATCAAGCTCTTTAAAATACTCTCCCCGACTATATTTCTTACTACCAAAATCCAAATCAGTTTTTAATAAATCTTTACGCTTACAATAAAATCCAGTTGGCCACCAACCAAAACCACGATCTCCCTCACCATTATAATCAAGATTGTATTTTTTCTTTGCACTATCGGCTACTTCACCATATGTATAACGGGGTGATCCAAGTAAATCACATTCTCCACTTTCAATCTTTTTAAAATACCCACTAACTATACCTTTTGTAAATATGTAAAAATCATCTTCAAGAAGTAAAACCAAATCCTCTTTTGCAATAAGCAAATTCTCAACCTGAGGAGGTCCATTTCCAATTCCTGAGGGATGATAAATTAAATGAATCTTTTTATCATTTAATCTTGAAAAACACTCCGTTACTATGTTATATGGAATTTGACAATGATTATTGTAATTAATATATAAATTATCTATCTCATCATACCATCTCTCCTTCCACAACTTAATCCCAAGAAGTAAAATGAATGGATCTCCGCAAGTACTTAAAAGAGCAGATTTACCCATATAAAAGTATTTGAAAAATATTACTAATAATTTTTATCTCTTCAATATCAAGTCCACATCTTACCATTACTCCTTTAAATATTTCATCAGCTTGATATTTAAAATCAGGAATTTCACTATAATCAAACTGGAGCATTGTATACATCCAAGCAAGCCTTATTTTCTCTATGTTACCGTGCCACGGATGTGCGTCTATATCTTGTTTAAACCATAAAGGAATAGTATTTCCTGTATTTTGTAAATGTAACCAACCATGTTTAAATATCCCCTGTTTATCTTTCATTTGTTCAATAAGAAAACGAATTGGATTTAGTTCTTGAACTAACCCTGATGTTTCACTTCGGGGAATAAAGTGAAATGGAACCTGCTTTTCAAATAACTCAAGTCCCAAAAGAAATCCCGTATCTCCAGCAATTGATACTGGAGCATTTTTAATCCCAAGAAGAGGAATATTATCTCCCGCTTGCCAACCTATACCATTAAAATTCATAGTTGTTTTCTCCAAATTAAGACGAGATATAAAAAGAAAATAAAGTAAAAATGAATATGGGGCAATATCATTAGTCCAACCATATTTTTTCTGAAGAGCCTCATTGACAATATCTGATGGTTCATAAATTCCATGTCTTTGAGTTACTACTTTCCCCTCCTCAGCTATCTTAAAATACTTATCAACTATTCCTTTTTTATAAACAAACGCATCATCATGCATAATAAGAAATGTATCTGCATTACTTTGTTTAATAACATCAGCATAAGAATTAGGCCAACCTCTTAACTCCTCAAGTAATTTAACTTTAGAAAATTGTTTAACTAAATTTAAAATATATTCTCTACTTGATGGAACATTATAATTATCAATAGCTATATAAACAACATCTACCTCATCCTGCCATTTTTTAAGCATTTCAAGCCAAAGACGAAGTATTAATGGAAATGCGCCAGTACCTAAAATTACAGCTCTTTTACTCATATCTTCTGTTCTAATTGATAAACTTTATTTTTAAATTCACCAAGTTCTATTTCAAAATCTTTTACAATCTCAAATAATTCTTTATGATATTTCCCATTCTTATCTAAAATATAAAACCAAACCAACCTTTCAATAATATCTTCTTTCTTAAAATTCTTTAAAAAATCACCATATTGAGGTAAGCCTAATTTCTTATAACTTAAAAGTAAATATACATAACTACAAGCTCTAACATGATAATATCCCCAACCATACTCACTTGTTGGCATCTCAGCCCAATTATTGCCAGACAATATCTGATATCCTAAAAGTCCAAAAAACTCACACCAATCACCTTTTTTAGTATGATAATCAAAATCCTTAATATATGTCCCCTCCTTAAATGGTTGATAATTCATAAAATCTAAATCCTTTCCTATTCTTTTTAAAAGTTTTTTAGTTAATAAAAAATGACAACTTTCCATAAACACAACATCTCTTTCTTTTAAAAACGGATATTTATTCCATAGTGGATCTTTAATTGCTCCTTGTGGATACTTAGATGATTGATAACCAAACCAACTGATTACAGCCTCCTTATTTTGTGCTTTAAAAAACCAATCGCTTATTCCAAATCTTTTAGTTATAAATACATCATTATCCATAAAAAGCATTTCATCTTCTTTAATCTGAGGGAGAAATTCCTGATACTGTTTATTATGATGACCTTGAATTGGCGATTTATAAAACACAACTTCCTTTTTAATATCAGTTAATCGTTTTTTATCATCTTCCGTAAAGTTCCAATTAGTGTCTATAATATAAACTGTATCTACCAAATCACACCATAAATTAAACTGAGCTACAAAATAATCATAAAAAACTTTATAATAATCTGTATGAAATGGCTCACTATAATTATGAAATGTCGTAATATAAGCTCTACTCATAATTTTATTTCTTTCCTTTCATTATTAAATTCATTAATAGCATTAGTAAGCTCTGAACGATATCTATTTAAGTCCTGAATTTTTTTAGCCTCTTCTTTAGTATGTTCGTTCTTTTGAACTTTTTCTACCAACATAAATATTTTTATATTAGTTACACTTAAACAGTCAATCAATTCTCCTAATGTTTTTTTCATTTTATTGATGGTAATGGTAATAAATAAAATATCAACATCCAAACTAATATATAAATAATTATTTCTAAAATTGGTGGGTAATCAAAGTCCATGAAATATCTTAAAATTCTTAATATATTCACTCCACTCATTTATACCTATAACCAAATCTCCAATAAGAGAATCAACGTCTCCACCCATTATCTGATACCAAGCCATTTGACGAAGATATTCGCTCTTTGGTTGATTTTTAAGATAATCTGTATACTGCCTATCCCCTCTTTGTCTATGAGAAAGTAGATATGCTGGAGTTGAACCACTACGAACATGATAATATCCGAAGTTTTTACTTCGTCTACTCCCAAGTGTTTCACCAAATAAAAAGTTAGATTTATCCTCCTGCATCTCCCAAAGTTTTATATTATCTTTAAGCATCTCCTCTGTTAATAGCCCCAATGTTTCAGAATGAGGCATATGATTTCCCCAATCTACATCAAGATAATTCATAAGTAATTTCTTGCTACTTGCAAAAAAATATGGACACAGCTTATTTTTTCCATTCATTTTATCTGTCTTAAAATCTCCAATCGTATCAAAAATAGAAGCTACTCCATATTCCTTAAGCCACCCAAAAATCATACTAATCACTCCTGGCTTATAAATAACAAAATCATTATCTAAAAACAACACCTCTTCTTCTTTTATATCTGGTAATACTTGTTTATAAGCGTCATAGTAACGAACTGAAGGATTGGTCTTAATCACAGTTATCCATTCAGGAAGTGGTTCGAATCCCCACTGGGAGTCTAATATATATAAATGGTCAAATTCATCTTTATACTTAGTTAAGTTCCCAATAAAATAATCCTCAATGGGTTGATAATAATCTCTACCCCAAGGGGTATAACAATGCATTGATGTAATAATTGCTCTACTCATAAGATTGAATCATGTCCTTTAGTGCCTGTTCTAATCCAATCTCAGGCTCCCAATTTAACAACTCTTTAGCTTTTTTGTTACTTGACACATACCAATCTCCGTCAGCTGGTCGCTTATCCTTAAAAGTTAATTGGGCTTTCTTACCTGTCATTTCCTCAATTTTGGAAATTACCTCAAGTAATGAATAGTTATATTTCACTCCACCACCTACTGTAAATATTTCTCCATTAACTGTATCTATATTATCAAGAGCTCTTAAATAAATTCTGGCTACATCCCGACCATCAAGCACATCTCTTACTTGTTTACCATTACCAAATATGTTAATCTTTCCATCACCATTTTTAATCTGTTTCAAAAACCATGCTACCCAACCTTGCTCCTCTATTCCCTTTTGAAATATTCCATAAATACAGCTCATTCTAAAAATAACAACAGGCACTTTAAATGTTACATGAAATTCTTGAACATATAACTCTCCAGTTAGTTTTGATATTCCATAAGGAGAATGTCCCCACTTTCCAAATCCATCAATTGGAAATTTATCATTAACTGCAACTGCCTTCCCGCCCTCAAAATCCAATCCTACTTTTGTAACATCAGGGTATTCTCCTCTTGTTGGATCCATTCTTTTATCTGTTTCAACCATTGGGAAAGTATTCATAATGTCTGACATTGTTTTAGTGGTTGATGCATAAATCATCTTTAACCCTCTTTTTCGTACAAATTCACAAACATTAAATGTTCCCATCGCATTACTTCTAAAATCATATATTGGAAAATAGACCGATGAGATTGCTCCAGGATTTGCAGCCAGATGAATTACAGCGTCAACTTCTGGAACTTTCTCTAAATCCTCTGGATTTCTTACATCTCCCCAAATAAACTCATACTTATCTCCATACTTTTTCTTCATATATTTAACATTATCTGAAACATCAGGTCGCCATAAATTATCAAAAGCAACTACTGAATGACCACGACTAATTGCCTCAACTGACATATTGCTCCCGATAAATCCTGCACAACCCGTTATGAGTATCTTCATATAATTAAACCTTTCCTAAATTTATAATGATGAAACTTATCATGTTTCTTTTTAGAAACAACTTGTAAATTTTCTATTCTATTATCTAATTTATCTCCGTTTATATGATGAGAAACTTCACTTTTTAAAAGTTTTCTTCCTAAATGTTTTTCCAATATGTAAACATGCTCCCTAATTTGCTTCCCATTTATCCGTATTTTTCTATATCCACTTTCATCAATCCAACCTCCCTTATTTTCAAACCAACCCTTATTAACAACTACAATTTTATACTTTAATCCCTTTGGTCTAACTCTATACTTATATCCGCATTTCTTACAATAATTTCCTCTATCAGACTTATTCTTCCCGCAATCTAAACATTTTTTTCCTAAAGAATAATTCTTCATTCCTACATACTACTAATAAAACCAGCTCTTGTCAAATCTATTTTATTAACTGTTATAAGAATTTTCATATAAATTAATGTGGTATAACTTTTATTAATTTTGCTGGGTTACCAGCCCAGAACTCATAATCAGGAACATCTTTTGTAACAATAGAACCTGCTCCAATTACAGCATGACGACCAACTGTTACTCCTTGTAAGATAATACATCTTGTGCAAAGCCATGCTCCCTCCTTAATCAAAACGGGCTTAATTACACCCTGCCTTCTTCTTTCATATCCAAAGGCAAGATAATTATGACTTCCTGTCAAAATCATAATGTCATGTCCTGAAAAGACATCTTTCTCAATAGTCACTTTTCCCTGACAATCTATCATTCCACTAATTCCAACTCCCTCTGCAATATCAGGATATAGAGTTTTATCGGGAGTTACATTGACTAATTTAGCACCACACCAATGCTGTTCGTCTGCCAATTTATTTTCCTCCTTTTAAATAAATAATACTCCCATACCAGTTGAACTCTGGTCGGTTTTAATTTCTAAATAATTATATTTTAACTTTAATTCATCCCAAAGAAATTTTACTTGAACTGGAGCATTTACATCGTTTGAAACATAAATTATATCATGAAATACAATAAGACCACCTTTTTTAACAAGTGGACTATACATCTCAAAGTCTTTTTTTACCCCCCCATAAGAATGATCTCCGTCAATAAATAAAAAGTCATAAAGCTCTGTATTAAATTTGATTTCATTACTATGAGAATTCGTATTCCAAAAATATTTATGATTAATGTTTTTAATTTCAACAGCATCAGAAAACTTAGGTTCTTTTTCAATAGTCACAAATTTATTTGGAAAAAATGCCTTAATCCAAACTTCAGCCGAATAACCTTTCCATGTTCCAATCTCAAGAATATTTCTTATATCAAAAGACTTAGCCATATTAAGTAATACTTCAAGGTCACTTTTGACAATACTGGCTCTGCTTTCTGCAACTATCTGTTTAATATCCATAATCATCTTTGCGTGGTTTATATAGCCCTACCATCCCACGAGGTGATGGTAAATGAAATCTAATAAGTTTCTTCTCATCAAATAACTTTTTCATTTCAGAAGGGATATCTCCAAATGGCCAAGACTTGATTTCTGGATGATCTGTGTTAAAATTACCCTGACACATATTTCTTGGAAGGTCATGGATAAACATAAATCCACCTTCATCTAAATACGGAAAATATCTCACAAGTTCTTGAAAACGAATATTTGGCTCAGTATCAAGAAGAATAATTTGAAAGGTATTTTGTGGATTAAAAGTTAATGAAGATGTGTGTTCGACTGTTACATATGGAAGGAGGTTTAATTTTAATAATCTGGATTTTGCTCGTTCTACATGCATAGCTTCAAACTCTATTGAAATTAGATGTCCCTCTCCATTGTCTTGAAGTCCCTTTGCCATATACGAAGCACTAATTCCTGAATAAAGTCCCGTTTCAAGAACATTTTTTGGTTTAACTACTCGAACTAATCCATATAGAAAATCACCAAGTTCAGCCTCAACACCTCCATCATCAAACATTTTATATCTATTATCAGTGACCTCAGGAACTGTTTTTTGACCTAATATCTCTTCAAAATATTTTGTAATCATTTTTTATATAAACTTATAACTTTTGTAATAAATCCCATTTTTTGAATAATTTTCAGTAAATAAGAATTATTTTCTGTCATATCAAGCATATATGGACATTTATATTTTTTATCTATCTCTTCAATTATTTCCTTAAATAAATTAGTATCTTCAACTTCTGTAATTAAATCACCTATTTTTACATACTTATCAGTCACAAGTAAAGAAACCGTTCCTATATTTTTATCATCTTTAACAATAACATAAAATTCATAATTCTTTTTATATATATACCTTTTATACCATCTATTTTGATCTGTCTGAGAAATTTCTTTATCATCAAAATATTTCTTATATTTATTTCTTAAAATCCTTGCCCATTCAATATCTCGCAAATCCAATGGTTTTAAAATTATCATATAGAATTTAAAAATTTATTCCATTCCCCCTTTATTTTATCCTTGCCAAAAAGCTCAACCGCCTTTTCTCTTCCCTTTTGACCAATTTTTTTAGCCAATGTGTGATCTTCAAGTAATTTATGAATTGCATTTCGTAAAGACCCAATATCATCATACATAAATCCATTCTGTTCATTTGTTATGATATTTGGAAGTTCAAAGAAATTACCAACCTCAGCTGTTGCAAGCTCAGGAATTTCAGTCGCCATTTTCCGACCAATTGTAACAACGGGGGTTCCAGTCATCATCGCCTCAATTAAAGTTAAAGTATATGAGGCAGGCCATGTTCCACCATAAATAAATACTCGATTATCCCGAAGTGCTCCCTTCATTAAATCATAAGGAATTTTCCCTCCGTTAAGTGGACCAAGGTCATCATTTCCTGACCCATAAATCATTGCAGGAAATCCCTCAACCATTGCCATAATATGATCGTAATGACAAAATAAACGTCTTCCTTTTAATGTTTGAGTAAAATTAATAACTCTTTTTTCATTACCGTTATAATTTCCAAATTCCTTAGGATCTTTATAAAAACGAATTATCGCATCAGCTCCTAAATAATCTGGAATATTTTGTTCCATTGGAGAATATCTAACAATTTTAAGCCCCTCATATCTACATTTTCTAATCATATTCTCAACAGTTCTTGTTGATTGACCAATACTTCGCCAAATAACTTTTTTATGTTTCATTCTTTCCCAGTTTTCAGTTACCCATTCAGGCTGATGAGCAACAAATATAATATCAAATGGATCTATTAATTCTTTTGGAAGATTTGTTTTAGCAAATTTTTGAGCTAATTCTACATATTCTGTATGATGTGTCATTCCACTAATGCCAGGTCTTGGTAAATCAATATGTCCTTTTGGATCAAGATATACACCATTACAAAAAACATCATGTCCTAATTCTGTAAAAAGAGATGCTTCATCATATTCTAAAATAGAATGACAACTTAAGTAATGTATCTTCATAATATTATTTTTCCATTATCATATAATCTATGACAAGATGGACATAGTTCAATCCAATCATTAAAATTTCTTTTATATGTATGATTAATATTTACCCAATGATAACGAGTAGATATATGTTTTATATTATTTGAACATTTTTTTGCCTTACCTAAATTATTAGAAATCCACATATGTAAACCTCTATATTTAACACTATCACCTTTCCAATTATATGCTTTTTCTTTTGCTGTCTGTGGTTGATTACCATTCTTATTCCAAGGGATAGAGCCTTTCTTAAATAAAACACCACCTAATCGAGGATGTCCTTTTATAAATCTTCCCTTATTATCTCTAATCTTCATAATTTTTTATAAATCTCCTCAAGTCGCTCTCTCATGAGGTAACCAATTTTATAATAATTAAAATTCTCCTTAACATATTCACGTGCTGTAATTCCCTTAGCTTTACAAAGTTCATAATTTTTATAAATATATTTCATAGTTTTAATTAAATATTCTTTATCAGCCTCAGCCCAATTTTGATCTTTTGTATAGAACTTAATCCAAGGAACCTCAGTTACAGGAACCATTTTACTTGGAAGTCCAAAGTAATGCTCATCTCGTAAATACTCATGAATTCCACCACGAGCGGTTGCTGTAACTACATTACCCATAAGAAGTGACTCGGCAATACATCTGTTCCAACCCTCACCTCTATGGGGAAGTACAAATACATCACCAGTCCTATGAACTCTCATAATCTCATCATGATGCATAGCCTTTGACGTAAGATAAACTTTTGGAAAAATTCCTTTTCCCATCTCTCTTTTCCATTCCCAAATATCATTTCTTATCTTATCAAATTCCGATTGGTCATAAGATAAACGAAAAGTTTTAAGAAGAAGAGATACATCATCATGTCCCTCAAATGCTTCCCAAAATGCTTTAAGAAGAAGTTTTGGATTTTTCCTTTCAATCCATTGAAAAATGGAATAAAATAAAAGTCCAGTATGTCCAATAAGTGCATACTTTTTATAGTCTTTATCAGCCATAGAAATATCTATGGGCTGAGCAAAAGCATAAACTGGAACCTTAACACCACAACTTTTAAAAAGTTCAACCATGTGGGCAGATGAAGTCCATATCTCATCCATTCGATTACACTTATCAACCCAGTCTTGTGGAAGTTTATCTACTTCCCAAAACAAATGTCCAATATTATATTTTCCTTTTTCTACATAATTCTCATACAAATCTGGTGTTAAATGAATAATTTTTACCTGATATGAAATATTTCTATTTTTAAGGTTTATTGCAAGTTCTCCAGTCCAGTGAACATTTACTTGCTCTTTCATATGAACTGCAAGTTCAGTTGTCACATCAACTCCTGCAATAAATAAAGCAGCAATAAAGGCACGATTAGCTGAACCATAGCCTGATGAATCAAGAAATGACCCACAATATTTTATACTTGTCATATTAAAATATATCTGTTTGTAAAATCTCAGCGTTTATTTCCTGTGCGTCAACCTTAACTTTGCTTATTGGATTTTGACGATCATATTGGGGATAGTATGTCTGTTTCGGAGTCCCATCACTTTTAAATTCCCGAACATCCATAATAACCCAACCCTCTGCTTTTTTTTGGTCAATATACTGACTTACTACATATTTTGGTGAACCAGTTGTATCTATCATCCACATTGTCTGCATGTTATTTTAAATTTAACTGAGCTTTTAATTTTTCATAGTGACGCCGTGCCACATCATAACATCTACTATTATGATAAATCCCCTGAGCTATACCTGAGGTTATCTGATAAGCAGGTTTATTGGGCATAATAATTTGATTATGACCTGGAGCTTTTAAATCACACATTCTTTTATAGGGAACAAGAGGTAATGACCTTGCATATACGTTCGCCATAGAATTAAATTAACTTATAATTTTTTTCTGTTTATCAATAACTTCTTTGACATAAACTCTTGAGTGAGCCCCAAGCCGTCTTTCAATTTCACGCCTTGACAATGAAAGACTATTAAAATATAAAACAACCATTTCCTTAACTTGATGATAAAACTTAATTACATCGTCAGGTAACATTTTATCAAAATCAGGAAGATTTATTGTATTGTATAAAATTGACGTTTCAGACATTCCAGCTAAACGAAGTGCTTCTTGAAAATTTTTAATTGCCTCAGCGAATTTAACCAATATCTCTTTTTGTTTCTCTATATTTTCCATATTATAATAAAATTTTAGACCCCTCAGTTATTCCTAATTTACGCTTTAAATAAAGCCAGAAATTATTCACGTTATTATCTTGATTTGCTTTTTGCCATTCTTCCTTAAGTCTATTCATATGAATAAAATTAATACGAAGAATGTTTATAAGTGGAAGTTCTATCTCTTTATCCCCCTGATGAAGTTTAATCATTTGATTTAAGTCCATAACAAAATTTAACACATAAACCAATCATTGTCAAGCGAGTAACCTTACTCTTGACTTTTTTGGTAACTTATGTTATAATAAGTTCATGGAAGATCAAATATCAGATATAAAAGTTGATGAAATAGTAGCCTCAATTCCACCTGCTCTAAATAAATATCACTCTTTACTAAGTATGCTCTATTCACTAAGATATAAACTACTAATCTATAAACTAATCAAGCGTGGTCATGCTTCAATAAGTAATGTTTCAAAAGACGCTGAAATTTCAGAAGTAAACATAAGAAATTATATAGACGATATTGAAAAATTAATCCAAAATGAAATACGTAGTTAAATTAAAAAACAAAGAAGAAGTATTTACGATTGAGAAAGACATGTTTAATCGTGAAGAACATTGGATAATAATGTTTGAAAGTGGTAGAAAATTATATATTCCTCGTGAAAATATTGAATGGATTGAGGAAAAACACTAAATATGGCTATAATCACAATTGATACAGACCAAATAATTGAATTTAGCAAACAAGCTGGAAATTTAGTTATTAAAAAAGAAGCTGATGAATATTTATATAAACTCCTGACCCTACAGGTCTTAATTGAACAAGCTATAAATAATGCTAAAAATAAGATTGAGGAAGATGCCTGTCGCATTGATCCAAATTTCAAAACCATAAATGGTAATAAAACCAGAGCTATGTCAAGAGTTTATGGATATAAATATGCAATTGACCCCTCAACTGGTGAAAAGGCTACAGAAGATGGCTTTGCTACAAAAGAGGTTAAATTTAGGGCTGTAACTGACAAGATTGAGGAGTTTATGAAAGAGAAAGGTCAACTACCCTTGGGAGTTCAAGCTAATATAAGAAAACGTACTACAAGTTTATCTCTCAAAAACAATGAAAAAACTCAAGGATAAATACATATTTGAAATTGAGTATGGCTCTGACTGGCAAAAAGAGTGCGGAGAAAAAATGATATTAGCTACATTTCAGGCTATTAAAATGTTCAGAGAAAGTAGACATAAAAAAAATAAAGTATATTTTGCAAAAATATGAAAAAACTTCGGCTATCGTATAGTTTAATGAGCGTTTGGAGTAAAGGACGAATAGATGACGCTGTTAAACTCTATCTTCATCAACCCCTACCAACTAATAAAGCAATGGAAGATGGGAAACGTATTCATAAAGAAATTGAAGAGTATATAAAATCAAGCAAGTCTCTTCCGCCGTTTTTTCCAAAGTTTGAACTTACAGCTCCACTTACTGAACATAAAATGTTAATTCCATACAATGATAGATATGATTTGTCTATTGTCATCGACTGCCTTGATGCACCATCTCTTTATGAATTTAAAACTGGAACATCTGAATCAAATAACTGGATTGGAACTGATCAGATACCTTTTTACTTTCTTGCTATGAAACATGCGGGTATTGAAGTTGAAAAAGCCTATCTTCTTCACTATAACCAATATGAAAAGACTTCTAACTGGTCAATGCTATGGAATGGACAAGAAGAACTTGAGAAAGCAACCAACCTCATTGAGAGTGTAGCACCTGAGATATATGATTATTTTAGTCAAAATGGACTTTTACAATAAATACGCTTGACAAAATAAAGTAGAGTGTGGTAAATTTATATATCGTCATTTTAGATTTCCATTTAGTTAATACTGAGTGGAGCTTTAAGAGGGACGATGATTAGTAGACTTGGTTCAGCAAGTATAAAAGGTGTTTAATTCTCTGTGTTCTGGCTGAACACAGGCACAGAGGACTAAGCGCCTTTTTTTATGCAAATATATACTGACGGACATTTAGACGGATTAAACGGAATTGGTGGCGTTTTTGCTAATTCTGGTTATTCACTTCTTAAAATAAAAGAAAAAGTTATTACTATCCCTTATACAAAAAACTCTCTTACAAATAATGAAGCGGAAATGTTAGCGATTTTTCATGCTCTAACTCTTGCTAAGAAAAATGACATTATCTGCTCTGACTCTCAAATTGCAATTGGTCTTTCAAATAATGGAAAATCAAACGAACCTCGACTATATCTAATTGCAATTGCTAATAAGTATTTAATTAATAAAAAGAAAATAAAATTACAATGGATTGCTCGGGAATACAATCCCGTAACCTAACTACAGCGACAGCTACCCATAGGACTCCAACAACTGCAGGAGTTAAAATAAAAGCGGGGGTAAGTAGAGGTATGCCTGGAGTATGGCGAATAAATACTCCCTTATGCTGAATAATCGTTTTTGTAGGCGAACCTTGACTAAAGGTGATACTCCACAATGTGAGAAACCCTTTAAGAACTACAAATAAAAGATTGAGGATTAAGCCTTACAATCAATCTTGAAACTATATATAGGAAATATCTTGTCTGAATTATGATATAGTTTTATATTTATATATATATTTGACAAATACTTACTAATATGTTATACTATTATTATTATAATTTAATATACTTATGACAAAACAAGAAAAAGATTTCAATGTGTTTCTTAGTACTGATGGTAAATTTACAATTTCTTATCTTTCAGAAGACTTAGTTAATGCAGATTTAATGTTTGATAGAGCAGTTCCATTATTTGAGAAAATGGTTGCCTTAATGAATAAGCATGATTTAAAACCAAAAAGAGGTATGGGATTTCCACCTAAAAAAGATAAAGAATGGACAGGTGATGTTTGTCCAAAAGACGGTGGTCGATTATTTCATATCTTAACTAAAACTGGTAAAGATATTTGTAAATGTGAGAATTCAAAGTTTGATTTTGCAACCAAAACATCTTCAGGATGTGATTTTATAGCATGGGGTAAGAATTTAGTTGATGCCGAGAAAAAAAAACAGGAATATTTAGCAGGTAAGCAAAAAGTTAGTAATTTTAACGAAGAGTATGAAGGCTAAATTCCAACATAAAGATATTTTAATACTTCGTGAGAAGTGGTTAACAACTGATGATTTAATTGAATTTCTTAAAGAACACGGATATCCATGCAACCGCCAATCAATTGTTCGTTGGGAGAAAGATTTAATTATTCCAATTCCCTCAAAAAAAGAAGTTAAAAAGAAGATGTGGAGAGTTTATTCAAAAGACGGTCTTGACTTTTTAGATATATTAAAAGAACTTAAAAAACACACAATAAAAAGAGTTGTTAAAAGATTAGTTAAAAGAAATTTACTATGATGAAATATAAATCTTTAAAACTTTGGCAGGGCAAGATATCTGTTCGCTCATTTATAGTTGAGTTTGCTAAAAAAACGGGGCAAAGCATTGAAGTTGAATATAATAAACAAAAGATGATTGTTAATTCAAAAACTCCATATACTTGCGATCAAATGCCTCATTTAGCTCAAAGGTCTGATATGTATATTAAAAAAGGAGATACTTATCATTTATACGATTTTGAATGGAAACCCATAATTAAGATTGATGAGTGGACGGGTGATGGTCGTTTAAAAATGCTTGATGCATGGAAAAAATTACAAATGGGAGTACAAAAAAAACTAATATGATAATAGCTGGAATTGAACTAATATTTGGAATATTTTTTGGAGTAGTAATAATCTATGCCATTTTGTTTTTTATCGCCATACTTCTTCAATAATACATACACACTACATATTACTAAGTAAATAGTACTTGACAAATGTAAAGTTATTTGTTAATATAAGATATATGATAAATAAAGAATTAGTTTTAGAATTAAAAAATCAAGGATTTGGATTTCAACAAATAGCTTTACAAACTGGAGTTACAAGACAAAGAATACATCAAATAATTATGAAATATAAAAATACTGGTAAAAGAAGTAGAAAAAATAAATATAGAAATATGGGTAAATGTGAAAATTGTAATAATAATGCAGTTCTTTTACATCACAAAGATTTTAATAATTTAAATGACGATATGTCTAATTTAGAAAAATTATGTCATAAATGTCATTATAAAAAACATAAAGGAAGAAAACATATTAATTTTATTAAAAAAGCTCCAATAAAACCAAAAAAATATAAATTAATTAAGTTGTCACCAGGTAAACAAAAAAGATATACATTTATATTAGACGAAAGAACCTTTAAAAGACTAAATATTGAAGCTACTAAAAAAAACGTATCAAATGGAAACCTAGTTAGATACATATTAGAAACATTTTTTAAAAAAATATGAAAAAAAATATAAAACCACTTTTAGAAATAAAACATCCAACAGGTAATGGTATTCAAAAACTATATAGATTTAAAAACGGTTATGGAGCGTCAGTTGTAAGAAATAAAATTGGTGATATATATGCTTCTTATACAAGAAACGAATTAGAATGGGAATTAGCAGTAATTAAATGGATGGGAAAAGGAATAGATGATTTTATAATTTGTTATGATACTAAAATAACTTATGATGTAATAGGTTATTTAACAACTAAAGAAGTAGAAAAATATTTAATAAAAATTAAAAATATATGAAAAAAAACTATACTAAAATAACAATTTGCTGTAAGTGTGCGGAGGTAATTAAGAAAAGAAGTGTTAAAAATGAAGTCTGTTACAGTTGTGCAGTTACAAATTAAATAAATTTATGAAATATATAAGGCACGGAGACATTACGTTTGTCAAGATTAACAAATTACCAACTGGCTTAAAAAAGTCAAAAGGTAATCTTATTGAAAAGGGTTCACATGGAAACGACCACACAGCCGTTAATTGTGATATCTACTTTAAAAAAGAGGGTGATTTTATTATCGGATATCTAAAAGCAAAAACGGGAGCAAAGTTATATCACGTTGAACACTCGCCAAAAGGGGTAGCAATAAAGTCTGGCATTTATGAAATTAGAAAGCAATTAGAAGTTACTCATGAGGGCATGAAACCCGTTATTGATTAAAAACTATGATAAATAAACTTACTACTAAACAAATAAAATTAATGGATGAAGTAAAACAAGAATGGTTAGATAGATTATTTAATTGTAAATTACGAACCAATAGGAAAGAAGCGACCAAATATATAAATTGGCTATATGAATTAGCTGGATTTAAAAAACCACTTATTATTTTCCTTTCGTCCCCACTGGCCGTTCAATATGGTTCTAATATGATTAAAAATACAGGGAGCCAAGTTAGGAGCCAAGTTTGGAGCCAAGTTAGGAGCCAAGTTAGGAGCCAAGTTGAGAGCCAAGTTGAGAGCCAAGTTTGGAGCCAAGTTGAGAGCCAAGTTGGGAGCCAAGTTTGGAGCCAAGTTAGGAGCCAAGTTGAGAGCCAAGTTGATAGCCAAGTTGAGAGCCAAGTTGGGAGCCAAGTTGGGAGCCAAGTTTGGAGCCAAGTTTGGAGCCAAGTTGGGAGCCAAGTTTGGAGCCAAGTTTGGAGCCAAGTTTGGAGCCAAGTTAGGAGCCAAGTTGAGAGCCAAGTTGAGAGCCAAGTTGAGAGCCAAGTTGGGAGCCAAGTTTGGAGCCAAGTTTGGAGCCAAGTTGAGAGCCAAGTTGAGAGCCAAGTTGGGAGCCAAAAACTTGAATTTTTTAGTTTTTCCTCTTATGGCAATGTTTGGGATTATGGATGGGTTGCTTTTTATGAATACTTTAAAAAATTAGGGGTAGTTAAATTAGATTTATTTAATAATTTTGTTTTTCTTTTAAAAAGTGGAGTATACAAAATGATACAACTGGAAAAAGTATGTATTGTGTCTGATATGCCAATAAAAATAACAAGAGATAATGAAAACAGATTACATAATACTAAAGAAATGGCAATTGAATGGCCTGATGGATATGGTCAATATTATATACACGGAATACCATTTATAGATAAAAAATTATTTAATAACATTATTAAAGACAAACTAACACCTGCCTATATACTAACTAAAATTAAAAACATAGAGCAAAGACGTATTGCATGGAAAATGATGGATAAGATAAAGATTAAGAAAATGAAAGGACTAAAAGTAATTAGTAAAGAAGTAGATGAGATGGGTAAAACAATGAAGATTTACGAACTTCAAACTAAAGTCTTTAATACACCATTTTATTTCCTACATGTTTATTGTCCAACAGGCCGTGAGTATTTTATAGAAACAAGAGCAAAGACCTGTCGTGAAGCGAAAAATGGCTCGTTTGGATTACCAGTTGAGGTTAGATTTAATAAGGAGTACTAATTATGAAAAACATACTTAAAAACAAAATATTTTGGAAACTAATTCTAAGTACGCTGTTTTTAATAGCATTTTACGCCTTTGTTGACCGCTACTTTGTGCAAGTACCATTTACTGTCAAATTCCGCTGTTTAGTGTGTCGTAGGTCAAACACGCCATCACCCACGCCAAAAGCGAAATTAGGGGTATCTACAATTAAAATAACGCCAACTTTAACACCTACTCCCTTAGTTTCTGAAATCTATAAAAAAGCATATGATAAGGTTTGGTTAAGTGAAAGTGGGCGAGGAAATGATAAAACTGGGCTGAACGGATATTGTTTAACAAAAGGAATGATAAATGAGATAGGTTATGCACCGCCTGATAATTATTGTTTTAAAAATAGAAAAGAACAAGAAGAAACATTTTATCTATGGCTTGATAATAGATTAAGTCATAAAAAAATGCCATGGTGTAATAGTATAGGAGAGTGTTTATTAATATATAGTGCAGGAGCATATAGCCTATGAAAACTAAAGTAAATAAATTTAGCCTAAAATCATTACAAACATTGCTTGATAAAACTTTAGCGGAACGTCAAGCTCTTAATGAAGAAGTAATTATCAAACAAAGTCAGCAAAGAGAAATAAACAAAAAAATACAAAACTTACAATTTCAAATAAATGAAGCTAAAAGAGAAAATATAGAACCTGTTACTGAACATGCTATTTTAAGATATTTAGAAAGAGTAAAAAAAATAGACATAGAAGCAATTAAAAAAGAAATTATTAAACATGCTTCTTTAATAGTCGGAGGAAGCGGGGAAATTAAAAAATTAATAAATGGTAGCAGATTTATTATAATCACTAAAAACAAACAAGTAATTACAATAGTAAAAGTTAAAAATTCCGCTAAATAGATATGACCAATAACACCCTTGATGTAATAATGTGGTTACTAATTGGAATAATAGCGGGAGTGATTATTATAAATTTAATATTTTAATATAATGACCAAACAAAAGGCTCTTGATAAAATCGAGGAGCTAAAAAAATACGTTAATGAGGAGGAAACAAAAACCTCTAAGAAGTTACAAATATTATCTAAAACAGGTAGTGTTTTATATGAAAGCGACAAGCTTACATTAAAAGAAGCGGTTGAAGAAGCAGACCTTCGTGAAGCAAACCTTTATGGAGCAGACCTTCGTGAAGCAGAATTACAAAATGCTAAATTCTATGGTAAAGGTGGAACAACCAAGATTAAAAAGGAACAAATTAATGATTTCTTAACCGCACTTGGAGTTATTGCAGAATAAAAGTTTAAATAACCTATGACACTTAATGACCTGTTATCAAAATTTGATGAGAAATTTGAACAAGTATCTATTAGTTATGGTGATTATTTAGCTATTGGAACTCCAGCAAAAGAAGAAATCAATGACTTCCTCCGCCAAGAGGTAACTAAGTTGATTGAAGAGGAATCTAAAGAGATTGATAAGAAATTTTATGATAAAGCATTTAGGTTTATTACAGGGATTATAGGTGAATATGGGAAACCTTTAAGTGAATTACGAATTGCTACTTTAGGTATGGATATTGAAAAATTAACAAATTTTTTAATTTATCAATGTCGCAAGGAAATATTAAATAACATTTTAGGAGAATAGGATATGAATAAGTTAGTAAAATACGGAAATCCATATTTTAATCCAGCCTATATTAGAAAGGCTGTTGGTTTTAAGTTGTGGGAAAAGTTTTTATTATTTTTTATTCCTTGTTATGTGGCGATTGATACTACAATTACAGATAAAAGAAATGTGGCTGTATTTTATAAAACATTATTCGGTAAAGTCTATATAGTTGGAGAAGAATATTTGCCAACATTAACAAGTTTTAAGCATAAAGGAAAGATTTATAAATTCTAAACTTATATGAATAAACTAATAGGGAAAGAGAAGATATAAAACGAATAGAATGGGCAAGTATATCTCATAAAGCTAAAAGAGACTTGAATGACTATATCCCACTCTGTAAAAAATGTCATCATAAATATGATGATATATCTAAAAAAATGTGGACAACGAGAAGAAGATTATATGATTACTATTTTAAGGCTATAAAAATATGAAAATAATTCCCTATATAAATAATCATCAAATGAAAAAATTAATAACTGGTGAATTAATTTTTTCAATTATTGAAAGACAAATAAATAAAAAAGGTAAATTAATACCTTCAATGAGAATGGGAAATGAAAAATTATATAAAATGAGTTCCAAACAAACATTAGAATTAATATTAGGGAAATTGTATTTAAAAAAAGAACCAATGATTGAAACAAATTTAGTTGTTTTTTTGCTTGAACAATTGACATGGGGAACTACAATTGGATTTTTCAGACAGATATTATTATAAATTTAATATTTTAGTATGAGTACACAAAAGGTAGATATTAGAATAACTAATTCTAAGGAATTGATAAATGTTTTAAAAGATATTACCATATTAAATGAAACCTAAACTACACAAGAGACAAGATAAACTATACTGTTCTTGCCATAAAAGCTGGGTTAATCTAACTAAATTAAGTGGAACTTTTATTCGTGGACAATGTGGTTATTGTAAAAGTTCTATTAACCACCTAAATGTAAACAAATTAAATCATTAAAAATAAGAATGGAACTTGAAACTATGATGTATCTTACCGATTTTAGAGATAAATTAATAACCAAAGCATCTGAATGTAAACAATGCTCTGATAATAGAGACCATGATTGGGGACTATGTGAATGTCCATGTCATGTTAAATATTGTTCTAAATGTATAAATAAACATTAAAAATTAAAGATAAATAAATGCGTATAGTGGTATATAATTTTATAGACAATTCGGCCCAAGTATATGACACATCAATCCTTTCCAAAACCAGAAAAACTTCAAAAAAAACATCTAAAGTACTTCAAGTCGCCAAAAAGCCAAAGAAAGCTGTTAATAAAAGAGTTAGACACAGTCGTATCAAAAATTATAAGAGGTCGAGGAAAGTGCGTCAGGTGCGGGTCAATAAAGGCACTAACAACAAGCCACTTCTGGTCAAGAAAGCGACTATCAGTTCGCTTCGACGCAGACAATCTCGATTGCGTGTGCCTCGGGTGTCATTTACACATTTTCGAAAAGGAAAAAATGGGAGAGTATCGAGATTACATGCTAAAAAAGCTCGGAAAAAAGGGCTACGAAGCACTAAGGGTAAGAGCCGAAAGTCCAGTAAAATGGTCAACCGCCGACTTAGAAATTCTATTAAAAAGCTATGAAAAATAAAAAAGAAATAGTTTGTTTTAATTGTGAAGGTATAGGTTATTTAGTATCAAGACTATTTAAGTGTGAAGTATGTGATGGAAAAGGAATTATTAAAAGAAATAAATTGACAGTAAAAAGATTAGAAAAATTAATTAAATTATTAAACAAATGAAAAACAAGAGATTACAATTTGAAATAGCGCTTATATTTGCGGAATTTTACTTTTCTCATCTTTTTGATGATGATCCTAAAGTTATAATTGACTGTAAAAAATATTCCGAAGAAGTTATAAAGTTAGTTAAAAAGTATGAGAAGATTTAGAATTAAAAAAGGTACAATACTTATAACAAGTTTGGGCAATATGTGTCCGCTATGTGGACATTTATATAAACGAAATATTAACTTTAAAAGAAAAACTAAGTTAGGAAAGACTATTAAAAGTTTAAATAAATTATATGGAGCGACCAAAGATGCGCTTTCAAAAAGAAGTACCTAAAAACCCCATTATCTCAATCGTTACCTCACCTGCTGTCGTTTTAATTGCAATACTTAAAGCTGGTGGTGAAGTTGTTACAAAGATTGTTAAACCAAAATGAGAGAAATAAGTGAGATATTCTCTGGTATTTTGCTATTTTTAACAATAGTTGGAGGTATTATAATATTTTTTGATGCAAGAAATAAGTGAGTTTTACAAATTTTGCTTATCACGTCCTGAATATTTGGCGGTAATGACGCCACTTGCTCTTGGTGCGCTTGGCATACTTAAGGCATTTTGGAGTGGTTTTTCAAATAGAAGTTTTGAGAATAAGCCAAGTTGCGACAAAGGAAATCATAAAGAACGTTCCCGTACTCTAAGTCCAGTTCATGAAAAACATTGGAAGAAAGTAAGATGAATTACACCCCACTAAATATTTATAAATATAAGTTAAAATACATCTTTGAGGATAATGATAAGGTTGTTAGTTTAATAATTGGTGAGTTAGTCGTTTTATTAATATTGTTAATAATCTATGGAAGAGCAAATTAAAGAAACATTTAAAATACTAGGGATTGCTTTTGATAATGATATTGACCAAATGGATATCCATGCACTTCGTATTGCCTATCGTGATGCAATGAAGGTAATTTATGGATTAGTAATTGGTACGGTATTACAAACTAAGAAAAAATGATAGTTTAATTGTGTGGAAAATAGACAAAGCTGAAACACCGAAAGGTGAAAATAGTAATTGGGGAGGGGATAAAAGACCGAGCCAAATCTATTTTACTTTAGCTCACTCGTTTCCACACGACTAAGCTATGATAATAATAAATGGTGAGGAGTGGGCATCAAAAGAAGCACATGACCGCTACATCTGGTTAAAAACTCACAGAGTACCTAAAGAATATAGGGGAGGTAAGGCTCACATGAATAAAATTAAACAAAAATGTATACGTTGCAAAAAGACTGACTTTTTAACAACAGACCATAAGGGTAATTTAATCTGTCAAACCTGCTTTTTAAGTACTATTTAGAAAACTTTTGTACTACATTACTTACTGAATAAACTCCAGTAAATGATAAAGCAAGTATTAAGTATTCTTTTTCTAACCTAAATACCGCCCATAAAACACAAAGGCTCATTCCAATTAGTGCCATTATAAATTTTGTTGATTTTAGATTATCTTCCATGTTTCACCTCATTTCAGTTAATAAATAAATTTCTTTTTCAACCTCGCCAAGCCTTGCTTCCCATTGTTTTTTCCACTCTTTAAAATCTTGTTTCATTTCATTTTGAGAGGCCAGTAAATTATCAAGTTTAATAATCATAACAGCATAAGTTCCGCCAAAGATAAATGATGAGATTACAACTGATGTTAATATTGCCCAAATGCTATTTACTTTAAAATCTATTTTAGTATCCTCATTTAAGACCGCCTGTCTTTTATTGGTGTCATATTGTCTGTTGTTTATATTTTCTTGGCGTATCATGTTAGTGGTATATTTAAATGCTCAAGTAATTTTATCATAGCGTCTTGCATGAATTTAAGACCTGGCTTTTTAAGTGCGTTATATTGATTTGTCTTTTTGGTTAGAGCGGAGTTTAGATTTGTGATTTCACTTCGATAATCAATCTTGTCTTTTTCCGCTTGTTCAAGTAGTTCTTTTGTCTTTGGCAACTCATCATATGAGGCTTTGTAGATAGCCGATTGCTTCTCAATCTCCTGCTTCTCTAAAGTCATAGAATTTAGCTTAGTTTGGCATAAATCTCCGTTAGCAGAGCAAGTGGTTAATTGCTTATTTAACTCCTCAATCTTTTTATCCTTTACTACTGCTTCATTTACAAGTTTTGTGTGTTGGGCTAAACATTCGGCAAGTTCATTAGATGATGATGAAGCCTCAACTGGTTTAGTTAAATTTTTAATTACCCACTGACAACGGTCTCCATTTGGATCAATATATCCGCTATATCCATTATTGATTTCTGTTTTAATTCCTTTTGCATCACATGGGGCAACTGCAAAATGAAGATGAGGGCCAGTTGAATTACCTGTATTGTCTGAATAACCTAAAAGTTGTCCACTTACTACTTTTTCATTTAGTTTAATTATAACTTCTCTAAAGTGAGCATATATAGTTAAATATCCATTATGGACTACTTTTAAATAATTACCATAACCTGTTGGATCAGTGCCAATTTCACTAATCCACCCATCTGCTGTTGATACTATTTGAATTCCGTTTGGTGTACCAAAATCCAATCCATTATGACCTTTTAATCCAAATTGTGCGTACATTGACGCATTTCCGCCAAATGATTGAGTTTGAGAATAGTTACCTATAAAGATGTCTCCAATTTTGAATTTTTCCATATTATTTTTTCTTAAATAAATTTTTAACAGCGTTTACAATTGATTGTACCACACCACCACCTGAGGATTTTGAAGGTGCTTTCATTTGGGCAGACGATTGAGATGTTTTTGGAGCAGATAGAGCTTTCATTACATTACTTTGAGATACAGATTTAGCAGCCGCTGTTGCTTGAGGTGTTACCTTAACAGATGAAACATATGAAGATGTTGACTTTGGAGCTGAATAAGACGAACTTGATGATTTTGGAGCAGAATATGATGGGGCTGAGGATCTTGATTGACTTGAGCTACTATATGAGCTTCCGCCTCCGCCTCCACTTGAACTACTTCCACTACTAAATGATGAAACTGGTTTAGTTGCAGCCGCAGCTTGAACCGATGTTTTTGGTAAGAAATTATTTGCACTTTGCATTACAGATCTTCCAATTGACATCCATGCAGGTTCATTATTAGATGGTAACCCATATGGAGTTGATTGAATTGGAGATTGTGGCATTTTTGGAGTTGGAGTTAAATTAGGTGCAAAATCCTGAAATGTTTGCATTTGATTTTTTTTCTGTTTCATCATGAAATCCTCAGTTGTTGTCTTTGGGTCTTCATTGACATATCTTCCATAATTTTGAGCTGCTTTCCATTCTAATCCCTCAGCAGGTCGTTGTGCCCCTCTTGAAACATGAGCGACAAGATCGGCTCCACTTAATCCCTGATTTATTCCATCAGTATATGCTTGATAAAGTTCAGGAACTGATATTTTAATGTTATATTCAGCATCTTGTAAATCTTCAATTTTATGACCTTGTCCCCGCCCACCTTGCACGTTAGCTTGGAAAAGTCCATAAGAATGAGCCCTATTTACTCCATCATCGTCTGTCCAATAATCACCAGCAGCTCTTGGATCTCCGCCTGATTCAGTTAAAGCAATTGCATGAACTACCTTTTTAAATTCTTCATCTCCTGGTGCATATTTTTCAGCATATGAATTAAGAAGATTATATGGGTCTGAATCATAAACTTGAGCTTCTTTTGTTGGAGTTTTAACTTCTGATTTAGTTGTTTGTGTTGTTTCTGCCTTAACTTGTTCAGCCATTCTTTTATTAATAGCTGCAATAATATCAGGAGTTGGTTGTTCAAGTTGAGCTTGTCTTTCTTCAATTGCCTTAATTCTTGCTTCTCTTTCTGCGATATCTTTTTCTCTTGCATCTATTACTTTTTGTCTATCTGATATTTCTCGTTCAGTTTGTTTATTTTTTTCAGTATTTACACTGGGAGTAACTCTACCACGAGATTTCTCCTTAACAGCATTAACAACAGATTTGACTTTATTTTCTTTATTAGATTTAGAATCTGGTTTTCTTTCCTCAGATTTAGACTCTGATTTAGATTCTGTTTCTGATTTAGTAACATTTGCCCCCCCAGTTCCTTTTCTCCCAAAAAATCTTCGTCTTGCAAGTCTTGCCCGTGTACCAATAACATCAGCCTCAGGCATATTTATTGTTACTTTCTTTTTGTCTTTCTTCTCTTTTTCTGCCATACTTGACTTTTAATTAGTAATATGTTATAATGTTATATTATGAATATAATTTTAATTATATTATTAGCCTTATTTATATTTAATCCTTATGCTATTGGATTATTAATATTTGGATATATTATTGCTCCAATTATTATATTTTTTGATTTTTTATTTCATCTTCCTGATTTTATTAAAAAATTATTCAGTTGACGGTTGTATTTGATTACTAACTACACCTTCAAAGCGTTTACCAAATTCATTCATCAATAAAATAAACGTATTTAATTTATATTCAGCAATATTTGGAGCATCATCAAATTCAGGAATAAAAGCCTGAATAGATTCAAGTTCTTTCGGTGTCATATTAGCTCCAAGCATAGCATTGCGAACTGCTGTTCTTGCAATAGCAAGTGTTGATCTATATGTTTGTTGATTTTCTGAATTAAAACCAAAAGTTTCTCCTAATGCTCCCATTTGTTTCTGACCAAGTCCAGACTTAACGGTTCCTGATTTTATTAATGCTAATGCCTTTTCTCCAGCACTTGCTGCATTAGAAAATTTTTGTTGAAGTTCTGTTTTTTTAGCTTCTCCTCCACTTAATTTCTTTTCCCATTGCTGACCATAAAATTGAGCATTATATGCTTTTTCAATTCTATCAGCTATTTTGTCACTATACATAAGCCTTGCCATCTTAACCATTTCAGGAGTTATTTCATATTGACTTGGAGTAGTTTCTGTTTCTGGAGCAACTTCTGTTTGAGTTTCTACATTAGTTGTGTCTGCTATATCACCAACTGGTGGAAATTGATTTGGAGGTAATTCTGGAGTTTCTGTTGGTGTTGGAATAACACTTGGTTCTGAGGGTTTACCCATAATAGCCCCAACTCCTTTTCCAGTTGTAATTGGTAATAATTTTTTAATAAAATCAGGAACACTTGCTTTACCTGCTCCTATTAATTTTTTAGATATATTTTTAACAATACTTGGACTTTGAGTCATTGTATTTAGTGCAGCCGATCCAACAGAAACACCAGCTCCCGTAAGAGCCGCTGTTAATGGATTGCCAGTCAATGCACCTAATGCTCCACCTATAAGTCCAGGTGCAAGACCTTGACCTGTTATATTCTTAATAAATCCACCAGATGTTTTTAATAAATCTACTCTTTTTTGTAAAGCATCAAGTGCTACTTTATAATATTGAGTTGATTGATTCATTTGTTTGACTTCAGGAACTCTTGTTTCTATTAAATCACCAAATTTTCTTGCAATATCAGCAACCGCCGAACTTGCACTTGTTTTTTTTCCGTTATTATAAAAACTTGAAGCGGCATCTTGTAAATCACTTTTCATCATATTAAAAGTATCTATACGAATGGGTGGCATTTCCAATGGTAAAAACTGCTTACTTGCTATCATTTTTTCCATTTGATCTTCACTTATTCCAATATAGTCTCTCATTATTTCCAATATCTTTTTTCTTGCTGGAGCTTGTAATAATTTATTTTCACCAGTTTCATACTTTAATTTTGAGTTAAAAACTTCCTTTACAGAATTAAAGAAATCACTTGATTCAATATATTCTCCAGTTTGTTTAAGATAATCATTAACCTTTCCTATTGTATCTTTTGATTTAGATGAAAAATAATTTACCATTTCATCATCTCCCATCTTACTCACATTTTTAGCATCTCTTTTTAGAAATTCGTCTACAAAATCAAGTTTTACAAATTTTCTAAAATCATCAAGCATGGCACTTGATGGTTTAAAAATATTTAAAACTAAATCTTTTCCTGCTTTTCCAACCTTATTTAATACAGCTCCACCAGCTTTAAATACAGGTGGAAATAATGAAGATATTCCAGCAGATGTTGCAACAGAACCAGCCGTTGAATCTTCTTGAGACATATTAGATAATCCTCCAGATAATGCGGCAGCTCCCATTTTAACAGGAAGGGTTGCTTTTGACATAGGATTTATCATCCATGAGGCAAGTCCAGCGGTTTCTTTTCCTGCTTGTTTAATATTTTCACCTATTCCTTCAGTTCGAGCCTTAATAAGGCTTCTTTGTTTTTGACCAGTTAAAAATGGATTATCTTGAGCTGCCTCTTCAACTGATCGTTTTTGAAATCCTCGTCCTACCATTCCAGGTATTTCATAAATACTTGCAGCTGCTCCAGGAACAGCCCCTAAACCTAATGTATTTAATAATTCAGATCCTTTTCTAATGGTTCCCTTTACTCCACCCATTGTTGAAGCTGTATTCGGTTGAGAAGCTCCACCAACTACATCAAATTTATTAGGATCAAGATCCCAATCTTCAATCGTTCCTGACTGACCTGTTGTTTTATCAATAACTTTTATACGTGCCATAGTTAATCTGGTATAAACGTACTACCACTTGTTTTTGAATTAGTAACACTATCTCCATATGGAACATATGAGCCTCCTGGCTTTGACCAATCTGGTATAACCAATGGTTTTCTTGCTGTACTTACAGAATTTCTATTAGTTTTTTTTGTGGTTTGTTTTGCTCCTGCTCCACCAGTTAGAGCCTTTAACATTTCAATATATTTAAGCAAATCTTCTTCTTCTTTAGCTTTTTCGGCTTCTTCAGTTGCTTTATCAGCATCAAACTTTTTTAAATTAAATAAATAGTCAAGTTCATTTTGAAATGACTCTTGTTCCATTTTTTTAGCTTGAAGTCCAAACTGTAAAAGTTGCATGGCTTTACCCAAACCCTCAGATAATACGTCTTTGCGTCTACCAATATCAGTTGAAATATCAGCAAGTTCCTTAGCTGTTGCTAAAGTTTGTCCAGTTGCAGCCCGCTGTCCAATTAAGGGATCAACAACTCCTTGCATATTTTCAGGTTGAGTTACATTTCCTGACGATTCACCAAGTGGTCCTTGAACTGGAAAATAAGTTTGTGCTAATTTAGTGTCATGAGCAAAAAGTTGCTGTATTTTATCAGATTGAGCGGCTCTCATATCTTGAACTTGACGATCGGTTGCGGGTGAATATTGAGCCGTTGCATCAGAAACATTTTTTTCATACCCACCAATATCAGCTCTACTTTTATCAAGAGCTCCCTGTATTTGAGAAACACGATCTGTGTTTGCTACATTCGGATTTTCATTTAGTTGTGCCATAATATTTATATAATTTTTATCCTAAATCATTACTTGCTCGATATTTGGAATATGCTTCCTGATATTTTAATGGTGCCATTTGTGTATTGGCTTTTTCTCTTTTTTCCTGTTCAATATCAAGCTGTGTATCTCTCCATTTTCTATCCTGCTCATCAGACCCTCGAACCTTACTAATTCCAGCGGCCTCAGTCTGACGACTTAATGCCCTTTTTATTGCTTGTTGTCTAAGTTGTTGTCCCTGCTCCATTGGAGCTCCAATAAATTTAGAGTAATATTCGGAAGTTGGAGCTTTTGATGTCTCCTGTCCCGTTGGAATCTGTCCGACAAGTACTCCACGTTTATTAGCCTCGCCCTGTGCACTTAATGTTTCTTGACCTGATTTTATTGTTTCCTCAGCCGATGATTGACCATAATCCTCAGAAGCATACCTTAAACCTCTATCATAATCTTCTTGAATATATTTTTTAGCAAGCTCAACGTCCCCTTTTGCTAAGTTAAGTTTTTGGGAATAATAAGGGGTTAGCTCATCATAAGCCTGTTGACGAGCTGCTGTCCAGTCAAAGTTAAATTTTGGATATGTTACGTAATCAGGCATAGTTTTAAATCATTAAATTAAAAATAGATGCTGCCCCAAAACGGGTAGAAACAAGACCATTATAATAATTAGTTACTTCTGTGTCAGACCAAGCTCTACTAAATATAGCTACTTCATCAATTATTCCATCTGTATAATTACTATTATATCCGCCTGATCTTCCAATTGAAAAATCACTGGCCGTTGCGTCAACTGTCCCAGTCACTCCAGTATCATCTTTTTTTGTACTATTTGACCAGATTGTTTTAGTGGAAGTTGCGGCGTTCCATACTCCACATACAAAATTCCATCCTAATTTTACTATTGGAGTTGTTGAGATTGTTTCAGCAGGAGTTAATCCAGTTACATTAAATTTAGGAACATTACCCGCTGCTATAAATAAATCTGGATTATGATTTGAGCTACTATCTGCTCTGGCTGCAATATCATAACGATTTATTCCTGTATCCGTTGCTAAATACACCCACGCCATCCAAGTTTGACTCCCTGCTATCGCAAGTTTTGGACAAGATGCCGCCGCTATTGTTAGATATTGAGATGATGCCCTTACATGATTTGAACCATTATTAAATTTACCAGCAACAAATGTTGTACCATTAACATTGGTTAAATGATAACTATTAGTACTACTATCGTTTACATCATCAAGTCTCCAGTAACCCTGGAGACTTGTATCATAAAATAATGTTGTATTCCAAAGTTCTATTGCACTCATTTTACATATTTAATCCTAATATATAACCAAGATAATTACTTGCACTGGTACAAATAAATCCAAATGAATCAATTTTACCAGTGGTTGTTGTTAGGGTTGGAGTAACTCCATAAGCCCATTTAATTGTTGAAAACCAAGTGACTGTGTTTGAGCCCCCATTAATAAGATTAATTACAAAAGGTTGCCCAACTGATACATTAGAAAGAGCTAATGTTCTATTTCCACCAAGTGTTACAGTGTGAATATTTGAGCCTACCAAATCGAATGTAATTGTTGCCCCATCAGTATCAGTAGTTAATGCCTGAACTGATCCATTTACGGTTGGTTTAGTAATTGTTGGATTTCCTGCGATTGTTCCTGTAATAGTTGGCCCTGTTATTGTCGGTGAAGTTAAAGTCTTATTTGTTAAAGTCTCACTACCAGTTTGAGTAGCTGCCGTTCCTGCAATTTTAGTTGCTGCAATAGCCGCTGTTGCTGAAATATTGGCGTTTGATATAGAACCATCATAATCATCTATAATGTTATCAAATTCTGCATTTAAATCTGCGGCGGTTAATACATCTCCAGATGACCACTCTTTGACGCGACTTATAGTACTCGTAAATTTATCCTCCTATCTGAAAGTAATTTTTAATACCCCACTTTTTACTTTCATTTGAAATGGGTCTTTTAAATGTTATTTTATAATGACAAATCTGACAAAGCGTTCTACAATTTTCCATTTTAAATCTAAGGTTTTTAAAATCAGACCATCTTTGTATGTGGTCAACATGTAAAATTCCTCCCCTTTTCCAACATATTTGACAAGTATAATCATCTCGTTTTAAAACCTCTTTCCTTAACCACTCAAAGATTTTTCTTTCTTTTCTACTTTCTGTAGAAATTCCACCTTTCCAATTTATATTTTTTTCTCCAATGACCCAAGGAGCTTTTCCTCCTCTATTCCAACTTGGTTTACCAATTAATCTTCTTCTTGAATTTTCAATCGCTTTTTTTCTTATATCTGGGATAAAAAGGTTTTTACCTAAACCTAATTCTTTTGCTTTTTTACTCATCTGCTTTTTTCTTTCTTTACTTAATTTTCTTCCCAAATTCCATTTACCAACTAATTTCCCCCAATTACCGATTTTTTTACATTTTGGGCTACAATACTTTGGTCTTCCATGCGATTTGTTTTTAAATTCATTTTTACAAGTTTTGCAAATGTATTTTTTAGCCATTCCATAATTCCAAGATTTATTTCCTTTAATAAATCTTGTTTTTTTACCACCCTCAACGAATAATTTTATATTTTTAGGTATCATTTTTATTTATCTGAAATTGGTAACTTTTTCATGAAAATCAGCTCCCAGTCCCTAATTGTAATTGAACTTGTGGCTGATGTATCATAAAGTTTAAATTGTAAATAATAACTTCTATTTTTAGGAAACGTAAATCTATCTCTTGATAAATCAGTTGACCCAAGCCGTGATGTATCAAGAATAATATTATCAAACACTGAGCCTGTTCCAGATAGATTTATAGTTCCTAAATTGTCATATGAAAATCCGTCTTTTGCATAATCAACAGTTACATCATAATTTCCAGTTTCTTCACTTCGAACATATAACCATTTATATTTATTTTTATGTTCAGGTTCATCCCCGCCATATCGCCTTGAAATTACTTGAAAATTAATAGCGGTTCCATTATCATCAGTTGAGCTATCAAAAACATAGGCCTTAGATACATCAGTTGCTTCTCCAAAATATACTTGGGGAGTTGTTGTTACTGAAAAATCAATAATAACTGAGGCATTTATTCCAGTATGTCTTGACCAACCCTTAGTTATTGTGTCATAAGTTAAAACTAAATTATTTGTGGTTGAGGCTCCATTTGTTAAAGCAAACCAGACATATCTTCCATCAAAAAATCCAGCTGTATTTTCAAGTTTAGCCTTATTTAATCCATTCATTGTCCCCTCAATATCCTGAGAAATTATTCCATTGTCAACAATTACTCCATATAAAGTTCTCATAATTGAGCGAAAATGTGGAATATTACCTGAAAACGAAATGTAAAAGAGCTCATTACCCGTATTAACTATTGAACGATTGGATAATGTTCCAAGTCCAGTTGCCCTTTCCTCAACTGATGAGAGAGTGAGAGCCGCTGTGCCAAAGTTAGTCGCTGCCCAAACTCGTCTTTCTTTAAAAACAAAAAGCTCATCTTTTAAGGTTTGAAGACCTGTAATTTCATCTCCGTCATTTGGGTTTACATCTAAATCAGACGATGCTCCCCCCGTAAATGTTTCTGGATCTCCAAGCACTGAACTTTGTAATCTGTTTTTATTTGTACTAATGTTTGCAACATGTAATTGATTATGAAACCATTTTGCATACTTTCCCTTTGGAATTGCCGCAACTGTTGAAATTGCCGTCCCATTATATTTTGGAACGGTTGATGTGCCATCAAAAAAATAAACTGCGTTATTGGCCATGACTATGTCAATCTGGGCGGTTGTACTTAGTACCCCAGATCCACTTGTTATAAGAGCCCAATTTCCAGATCCAGTCCATTTATAAATTGACCCGTTAAATACTCCAATTAACTCTTTTGTTCCATCTGAAAATTTAGCTCCAAATAGTCCCTGACATGGCTTATCAAGTTCGATATCATTTCCAATCAAAGAATAACCAGTTCTTTTAACAATCTCACCAGTTTTCAAAAAACAATTTAAAGCGTCTGCCAAATATCTTGGTTTTAGCTGTTCTGGTGGATCACGATCGTTATAACCGATAAATTTACTTTCTCGAATTATATATCTTGGACTTGGCATACTTAATATGGTCCGCCCATATCAGCGGAAATACTATCTCCTAGAACATCCATAACAGATTTCCCCTCCTCTGCCAGTTTATCCTTTAGATCCTCCTGCATTTTTAAGGTGCCACGCTCATATTTAGCGTCAAACTTATCTGCATTATCTGTATCTTGTGAACCAAACCTTAAAGCCTCACTCATTGCTCCATAAACTATATTTATCCAGTATTGGTCTGGATAGGGAATATCAATAGTTGAGCTATCTGAGGATAAATCAGCAACTTCTGGAATGTACCAAATTTTAACCGCATTTGTTCCTGTTTTGTCTGGTTTTGGAATAAATCCAATTACTGTATTTGCTCCATATCCATAAGTATAATAATAGGCATTTCCAAATACTTTAAGACCAATTCCAGCGTTCTCATATCCCAAATCACGTCTTACTGCATCTATATTAAATATTGGTAAACATCGAGTTGGAGCACCTGAGGTGGTTGTTACATCATAATTTAGCTCAACACGCCTTAATTTAAAAATATCAGTTGGAACTCCGTCACTATTGTCATATTCTTCTTGGTCAGCAACTGTACTAAATGTTGTTGAAGTTACAAAATAATCCTCATAAGCGGTAATTGCATTAACTCGAACTTTATGATAATAAATGTTAAGTAATCTATTTAACTCAGCGTCAGACCAATCTAAAGCTGTAGCCTCATCAAGATAACTTCTCATTTGTGTTCTTATTGTTGAAAGTGTTTTTGACATTTTTTTACAAAAAAAATCGCTCGAAACCTTGCGGCTCCCAGCGGAAATTATTTTCCTATTGGATATATAATACTAACAAATAAGTTATTGTCCTGTCAAATCTAAATTTGACGAGGCTGTTGCTTCTTTATAGTCTTCATATTTACATACTGAATATGTATTATGTAATTCTATTATACCCTTATTAAATCGACACGCTTCAACAAACCCACAAACTGTGGTACTGCTTACCCCATATTCATTAACTTTTAATACTGCCAAAATAGTTACAAAAAGTAAAGTAATAAATAAACATGATTTAATATAATCTAATATCATCTTGCAAAAGGAATAAATCCTGAACTAATAATATCTTTTACTGAGGTTATTGTTTCATCAGCTGGAGAAAATGAAGCTACTGATATACCATATAATGTAGTTGTTGACGTCCAAGAAACTACTTGATCACCAGCTGGAGTAACATTACCATTTGTATCTTCAAGACTACCAAAATTTAGTGAAACTGCTCCTGTCCATCTATCTGTTAATACAGGAGTAGGACTTCTTGTAGAAGCTAACCCTCCAACAACCCAACAATTATCAGAAATAGTTGTTATTGTAATTGAAGGATTGGCTGAAACACCATTACTTACTCCATTTACTGCATCTGGTTGTCCACTTTGAGATACTCCAGTCCAAGAAACAGCTCCAGCATTACAAGATACCGTACTTCCAGTAAAACTTACGGATATTTCATTACTTCCAATAGCGGGATTTAATAAATACCATAAACTTATTTGTGCATTTGGAGAAGCTCCCGTTGTCCTTTTTGAACCCAATAATGTTAATGAAATATTATTATAAGTTATACCAGTACAATTTGGACCACTACTTGCCCTAACAACAACGGCAATAATCAATACTAAATTTGTTCCTGTACATATATGATTCCACTTTAAAGGACTTGTAGAAGTAGTAGTTCCATTAGAAGATGAATCAAATTGTATTGCCATATTTACACTTCATAACCACAAATGGTTACATAACAAGTAGCTGTACTTGTTGTAATAATTAAATCAGCCTCATCCTCGCTACTATAAAGGGGGGTCGTGAAAGAATGTGACCATCCGCTATTTGCGGCAAGTTCTGCTTTCCATACTACACTATCTCCAGCTACTAAATCATCTTCAAGTGTTACAGTTGCAGCCGCTGATACGTTGATAAATATATCTGTTATATACCATCTTTTACCAGAAGCAGGACTCCATACTATCCCATCAGTTACCGCCCCAGCATTTGTATAATATTTTTTTACATGAAGTGTATTTCCAGCAAGTTCATAATCATTTGGACCAACTTTACCAATCGTATTAAGTCCGCCAGTTCCTGCGGAAAATGCTGTAGTTGCTGTCCCTGGTGTTATTGCCATATTATCGTCCTGAATTTTCATCAGAAACTTCTAATATACGAATATCTGAGGTTGCTGATGAAACAATTCCATAAATAATCATACGAGACCCAGCATCAATCGCTGGTGAATAAGTTCCCGCTGGAATTGGAAGTCCATTTGAAACAGTTACATCAGACCCTCCAATATATACAGTTTGACTTGAATTATTATAAATAGTAAGAGCTCGTCTATAACTTAAAACCTCAGCGGGAAGTGGTGTTAAAGTTGATGTTACGGTCACCGCCCTTGATTTAGCAAAACCATTAAGTGAATTTATAGACATATGAGTAACTGGCATTGGGTATTTCTGGGGAGGGAAGTTTTCAACATGCACTTTCATTCCAGTTGGCATTTGAGTTATTGGCATTTTCGAGGGAAGTGATTTAATTTCTACAGTTAATACTTTAAGAAGCTCAACAATTTGTTTTCCCTCAATCATTGGAGAAGTTGGTTCTGGAAATTTAATTTCAGGAAACTTAATCTCCCTTTGAGGCGGAACAACAAGTTTTATTTGCTTAATTGCCCTTTGTACATCAACAAGAGCATCGTAAATAACTGAAAAATCAAATTCAGTTGGAAAATTAGTCACAGCCACATTTCCAACAATTTTTGAGAGTTCGGGAATATTTACTTTAAGTTCTTTAGCTTCAATTTTACGAAGTAAATTCTCTATTTCCTTATTTACAGTAACCAAATCAGTTGTCTTAACTGATATCTTTTGAGATAGTTTACTACCATTTGATATCTTACTATACTCAACAAGAGAGTATAACTTATCTGCAATTTCACGTAAAAGTTGACTATCTTCACTTTTTTCAACCTTTACCCTAAATATATTGTTTTTAGCCAAATTATCAAGGGTTGACCTAATATTTCGTACAACTAAATCAACAAAAGACCCAAGCATGTTTTGTTTTTCTTGTCTTTGAAGATTATTTTCATTTTTAAAAAAATTGGGAGATATCATATATAAAAAAACCACTGAAACTCAGTGGAATTATTTTCCTAATGGGTAATTTAGTCTATCAAATTATAACTATTATTGTCAAATCTTTTATTTACTTCTCTGGCTTATATGGTTTCCCGCTTAACTTTGCTTAATGGCGGATTAATTTCCTGATAGTAGCTTTTATCTTCACTCATTTTTTTTCTTCAACTTTTTTTCCGTCAAAAAGTTCACTTATTCGGCCATATACTAAAGCTCCATAAAATATACCGACTCTCTCTTTAATAAATGCCATTTGCTCAATAGTTAGGTCAATCTCATCATGAGCGTAAAGTTTAATACCAATTTGAAAGGCTTGATTTTTCTTTTCAGGAGTTAATTTATTCTCATTATTCTCAGCAACCATAGCTGTTGCAATAATTGAGCGTGCCTCAACTGGCTTTTTAGTAACCTCATCAAGCATGTCCTCACCTTTAAAGTTTTTAATATAAGATGAAATGAGAATTTTCATAAATTTGAAATAATTAGTAATAATTAATTATACTATACTTATCGCTTCAACTTCTTCAATTTTAGCTATTCGTGCTTCCTCAGCTGATATATTAGCACGGTAACTTTTTACTGAGTTTTTGATAAACTCTGCCACTTTAGTTTTGGCAAACTGGGCTTTGGTTTGCGGGTTATCTACTTGAACTTCTTCGTTATCTACAATAGTACTTATTTTATCCTGATACCCATGATAATGCACAAAGTCCGCCAAGACTCCTGTTACTTTATCGTCTGGTATATTTACTTCTAGTTTTAAAATCATAATTTTCACCTCCTAAGAACTGGCTGTGAGACCTAAAGTTGCAAGTAATGCGTTAATTGAGTTAATAGCTGTTCTTGCCTCTGCGTCTACTGTCGCCCCTCCTGTTGGGTCGGCTATATGGGCTGGTTGCACTACAGGTGTAGCTCCAAACAGGGCTATTTTTTGAGTAGACGATGTTCCAAGTTGAGTACCAGTTGTTGTATCCGTAACGATATTTTTAGCTCCAATATAGGTATCAGCTAACATTCTTATCTGAGTGGTTGCTCCAATATCTAGGTAGCCATCTGCCAAGCTGTCTATGTACTCATTCCCATCTGTTTGGGTAAAAGCTACCTTATCACCGAATAAAGCACTACCTGTTGGTGATATGTAAGCTAATACCACAGCACTGCTATCCTGCCACTCGGTGAGGTTTGCAGTTTGGGAAGAATGCCCCTGTACTTTAAGCTGAACTATATCTGATGAACCATCTATGAATTGCCCATAATACGAGGTTAATAATCCTGCATTGCTAATTTCTAATATATCTGTGGTGTAGTTGCTTATTGTCAATAACGGTCTGTATGTAACCGCACCATTTGCCGCCCGCAATGAAATATTCAAAACCTCACCAGTGTCAGTTACTAGGTCGGAGTTACTATCGGCAACAATTTGGTTGTTTGCTGCACTACCCGTTCTATTTCCCTTTAGTGACATTAAGGGGGTAAATGCTCCAGCCACACCAGTAGCATTGGTCAATTTGAAATAACCGTCTGTGGTTGCGACATCGTCTTCGTAGCAGTTGAATTTTGCCCCGTTTGTTGTAATAGTTAAACTTCCAGTTCCCGAGTAAGAAGAAGCGTTTGTGATACCGCTAACGTAGACCCTGTAATTACCCGTTCCAGCTGATGCACCAAACGTAGCATTCCCTGTCGGGTCAAATCTAAGAACGGTGGATAACGCAGTCTCGTTGGTTTTTACAATTCTTAAAAGTAAAGCCGATGAGTAGTTTGTAGCGGAGGGAGTTCCAGATATACTAGCTCTGATGTTGCTTATTTCTCTAAAATTCCCATCAATATATCCATATCCGATATTATTATAAACAACATCACTGGATTGTACGCTTGCAGGGGTTGCCAATGACCCTCTAGCGAACCTGTAATAAGTGTTTGCTCCCGATGTGGCAGAATCTTGATATGCGGTTATTCTATTTGAGGTTTGCCCCCCATCACGCCATATATCAAATCCTACACCAACTCCATCATTAACCTGAATCGTGCTTGAGAAAAGAGATGGTCTGGTTAACAGTGAGTAAATTGCATACGAATCGGTTATCCCTGTTACTGACCTAGCACCGATATGCACACCCGCTGCAATACCAACAGTACCACCATCGCTACATGCTGGCAAACTACAATCAATTCCCCACGCCTCGTCAATTACTGAACCCGCTCCACTTACATACGCTGCACCAGTCTCAATTCCTTTCCATTCTGGCAAAGTAAATCCAGCCGAGTGATACAGTACGGTATAGATTGAACCAAACTCCTGTATGGTCGATTGACCAGCGACAGTATAGTTTCTAAAAAACGTATTCATGTGCTGGCTTCCTGCACCAGAATACGCATATCCGTCAAAGTAATTAACTGCACCTGCTCCTGATGAAGTAGTAACTTGTCCTGAATGAGTTGTTTTTCCTGTAAGAGAAAGTGCGGTTGCATCTGCGGTAGAACCTAGATAGCTCGTACCGTATACGGAAAGTGCGCCAGCCGAAGGTATTACGTTAATACCCACCCTCCCATTTGTCGTATCTACTACTAAGACATTATCTTTTACCCCATCCTGCTCGACTACAAAAGCGGTGGTTGAGTTGGTGTTGATGGTTAAGGCACCTACCATAGTATCCCCTGCTTTTTCTACCCAGATATCACCTGTTCCACCTGCTATTAGACCGAGATTAGTACGTGCGGTTGCTACGTTATTGAGGTCTGATAAGTTATTTAAAATCTGTAAAAATGTAGCTGGGGCAGTTGTTGCGATATATGTATCTATTTGAGCGTGAGTATTTGTTCCAATATCAGTAAGTACTGTATGAGAGTGATTTGAAACTTCAGCAAGACTACCTGTTAGTTTTAAATAACGGGTATCAAGAGTTGTTAAATGAAGTTGATCTGCTTGTCCAATTCTGTTTCCTATTGACATATTTATCTTCCAGATAATTCATCACTTACTTCCATCACACGGATATCTGCCGTACTTGAGGCAACTCGACCATAAATAATCATTTCAGGTCCTGCATCAAGAGGTGGAGAATATGAATTTGCAGGGATTGGCAATCCGTTTCCAAAAGTAAATGTTGAACCACCAACTTCTAATATTTGAGATGAATTATTGTAAACAATAATAGATCTTCGACTTGTTAAAACTTCAGAAGGTAATGGAGTTAATGAAGATGAAACAGTAATCGCTGTTGTTTTTACAAATCCACGAAGTGAATTAATTGACATATGAGTTACGGGCATTGGATACTTTTGAGGAGGAAAATTACCAACATTTATAGTTGATGGGAAATTAACTTTAGGAATATTTATTTTATTTATAGATTCTTTTACTTCCCTTAAAGTATCTATGATTTCCTTAGCTTCATTTAAAGAGATTGATTTTTGTATTTCTTGTTTTGGAAATTCAATTTTTGGAAAATCTACTTCAATTTTTTGTTGCAACCTACCCCTTAAAGATTGAATTGCTTGTGTTACTTTATCTAATTTTGAGGATAATCCAGATAAATTTATTTGATTTTCAACTTTAACTTGACCTATAACTTTCTGAACTTCAGGGAACTTAACTTCAGGAATTTTTGGAAAAGGAATATTAGCTACTTTACTAAGAATTTTATCTACATTCGATAGTGTATCTGGTATAATTCTAAGTTGATCTTTTGTTTCAACTATTGTTTTATTCAACATCCTTAAAGTTTCCTCAGTTCCTGTACTAACTTCAACAACCGTATCATTTGAAGTTTTAAGATATTGATTTAGTTTAAATGAGATATTATCCAATTCATGTACTAACCTATTAATAGGTTCAATAAATGAATTATTATCAGATAATTCAGACTTTTTAGCTTCACTTCTATTTTTTTTTATTAAAGCTAATTTAAGTCTTGAATTATCTCTTTTTAATATCATGTTGTTGCTCTTGATGCAATTAAATATAATTTAGGTGTCCCAGTTGAACAGATATAATTAACTTTTTTAAATCTTAACTTTTCCATGTGATAAAACTGATTCGCAACAACTAAAAATGAACTTGAAGTTGCAGGATGACCATCAAAGCTAATAAAACATGTAGCATCAGCCACTAAATACAAAGCATTACATCCTGCTTCAAAATCCTCCGATTGGTTAGTTGTTGTTGGACTCACCATTCTAACTTCTTGCGCTTCCCAATTAGCCATATTACTCAACTCCTCTCTATTTATAAATTTATAATTTGATACTTACTTATTTTAGGTTTTTCAACAATTTTATGCAAACCATTATTTATTTCACTCTTTCCCATACTCTCAAGTTTTAAATGACGACATTCACCCATAATCTGTTCTATTTTAAATCCTGCCTCTTTTGCTTTAGTATAAAAATAAATATCCTGTCCACCATACCCCATTTTATTATCAGTCCATTTCATATCATTAAGCCTTAAAGACTTATCTGTTCTAAACCAAGGTTTATCAAGTTTCTCAAAAACATATGACTTAACCATCGTACATCCTAATCCTGCCCATAAAATCTTTCCTAATTTATCTTTTGCACTACAGCTATAACCATTGACTCCATAATCTACAAAGGCAATGTCCGCACTTGAAAATATAAGTTTTCTAAGTGACCCCTTAACTGGAACTGTATCTTCTTCAATATACCATAAATGTGTTGCCCCCTCAGCTAATGCTTTTTCAGTTAAAATATTAAAACTATCTGGGATTTGCAAACTACAAGTAAATATTTTAACCTCATCATAAAAATATTTCTTTTCATCTTCAATTGCCGAAATTACATCTGTAAATATAAATCCTCGACTTGGGATTATGATAGCAATCATATTAATGTCCTGTCTTTTCAAATCTCTCAACGTCTGATGAACTAACGGGTCTTGTATTTAAATCTCGACCTAAATATTTACGACCCCACTTTCTTTGATATTCAAGCCCTTTTCTACCTGTTAAAAATTCTCCCTCATGAGTTTTAACTCTTGATCTTATCTCATTCCAATGAGAAGCTCTTTTATCATTTCCTGATTTTATTATAACTATTGCCATATTTTTATAAACTTATATAAATGCCCTTGGTGGTGTCTTTACACCACCAAGAACTTTACATAAAATCTTACGACTTTATATGTTGCAAGAAAGTTGGTCTCAAAGCTGTGTATCCGTATATAACATCAACAACAACTAAAGTACCCAAGTATTCAAGACGGTAATCCGCTTGTGTTCTTGGAGCCTGTTGTAGTGCTAATGCAATACCTTCCTTATGAAACATCATGTTATGAGTTTGTGTAGGTGTACCAGCAGTCTGAGTTACCTGTTTGGTGTAATACACTGGAACTCCATAAATGTCTCCCCACATATACCTTGAGTTTGGTCCTGTTCTCACAACAGTTGGATCTTGATATTGACCCATATAGTCAGCTTTAACGAATTTATCAATTCTCATTAAGGCTGTTTTTTGGGTTGGATAGATAACTAATGCTCTATCATCAAGAGGTGCGTTTGCTAAATCCAAAGATTCAGCAGCGGCAAGAATCGTTGCATCAGTGATATCTGTTCCATAAGCTCCAACATCCGTATTTGTGGATGAGGAATAAACGCCTAATAAATCAGTATCAACAGATCGTGCAATAGATTCACCTGCTTTTGAAGTATATTCCGCCATTAAATCATAGCTGGCTTGTACCTTCAAAAGATCCTCCACTAAAAATGACGATTCTTTATGGGTTGTTATAGAGATTGATGTGTTTGATTCAGTTGGACTTTGTAAAGTTACTTGAGTATTAGCAGACTTTGTTGAAGCTGATAAATTGCTCAAATTTGGAATATTAATAGTATTCCCTTTACCCTCAACTAAACTATCAAATCTCTTAACTAACGGCTTTTTGTTATCGCAAGTTTTCTATTTCTTGCTTCTGATTATTCCTAATCAGTTCGGAACATATCTTCCTCTTTTTAAAGAGTGGGAGCGTTTGTTCTCTACGCTTTTAAGGATTTCTCCTATTTAGTTCGGCGGTTACCCGTTCTGGGTGTTCCCCGAGTTTGCCCCCTTTTTGATAGATTTTAACCTATTTTCAAGTGCTAAATCTAAAAGGCCCCGTTATTGAGCCATTACTAAAGCATTTTCAGTTGCTCTAAGTACCTCCGCTGACCATACTGAGGGAATAAAAGAATCCCCCGTTGTGGTCGTCATCTGATCTGTACCGAGTGCCATATTATTTTTTCACCCCCTATCTGTAGTCAATTTATAATTGACCCTTTCTATACATAGCCAAAATAGAAGCTCTATTTTGTTCATACCATGCTTTATTTTCAGGCGTTGGGTGCTTCATAACTTCATCAATCTTTTCACGACTGATTAAATTATTATCACGTGTTTCTGCCGTTGAACTTGCATTTGGTACATAGGCTTTAGTTTTTCGGCTCTTCTCAAGGGTTTTAAGCCTGAGATCAAAAAGCTCGTCTTTAAATTTCTGCTCATATGCGGCTTTTGGATTATAAATACCTGTATCATTCATGTATTTTTCCATCTCACCTCTGTTATAAACAGGTCCACCGTCTTGTCCGTTAAAAGTTGACTCATATTTTGAGTGTTCGGAATCAAGAACTCGTCTATCCTCCATTGACTTGAGTTTACTCTCAAGATAATCTTGGTCAACGAATTTTCCAACCTTTTTAACAAAACCTACGGCTTTCTCAACATCTGGAGTTACGCTTGGATCAACAGGCTCAGGAGGTGGGGTAGGTACAGGAATTGCATCTACCTTTCCCTTTACTTCCTGTAAATCATTTTGTAACTGTTTGTTGATCGCAATAAGCTGATCAATCCGAGCTTCTGCCGTCTTCTTACCAGGTTGTTTATCCTCATCTTGCGATGGGGTTGGGTCAACAACTGGGTTTTCAACTGACGGGGTTGACTCGGGGATTATTTTTTCATCATTTTCCATAATATTTTTAAAACAATCTTCCGATTGTAACGTCTAACACCTCTAAGGTGGGCGACCCCCGAAGATTTAAGGATTCTCGCCTAAAACCCTGATACGTCTATCAGGTAAAGTAGGTGAGAACCCTAAATCTCCGATTAGAACTAATTGTAAAAGTACTAATTACCTAAATTTCTTCCAGGACCAGCGTATGATTTATCTTTTGGATTCATAAGTGTGCTATTACTTGCGGATTTAAGAGTATTCCCCTCTCCTCCGTGTTGTTTTAAGCCCATATCGCTTTTTTGTCCTTTATATTTATCTCCACCCTCCCCGCCATGCTGAGGAAGTGAAACTTTAGAAGGTGTGCCAACCGCACCAAATCCTCCTACAGCCACTTTACCACTCCCTCCTGCTTTTGGAGAAGTTGAAGGTTGTTTTGTGTCTAATTTCATATTTTTTCACCTCCTTACTCAGTTGCCTGATCTACAGGCTCCCAAATGATAGTAACCTTATCATCATCAGTGTGAACTGATCCACCATCAAGTTGTAAAGGTTTTTCAAACCAAACATCATACTGTAGGTTATTTCCAGCAGCTGCTGTTGGTTGAACTAAATACCAAGCCAAACTATCAGTTGATACGCTACCCATTCCAGATGTATGTCCTGGAGCAACTCTTTTATTATAAAAATGAGTAATTGTACCTGCAGTTGGAGCACCAAAATGAATACCCCAAACATAAATATCCTGAGAAGCAGCACCAAGTACTTGAGCGTCTCCTGCTGAATTATCTGCTGCGATATATGTATAGTTCATATTTCTCACCCCCTTCTATTGTTAATTTTTAATAACTCTCATCATTGCTCTCACTAACTCCACCCATTTTTTTAGAATTACCGTTATAATCACAAAGTCCATAAAATTCTTGAATATCTTCAGCCGTTTCCCCAAGATTTGATTTATCATTTTGATCTAAATTAACCCGTTTTCCATAAAGGTCAGCTGGCTCACAATCTGGCACTCCAAAACCCATACCTTTCATATCTTTTGATATTTCTTCCATTTTCTCTTTATATGGTTTATAATGGTCTGATTTAATTTTCATAAATTTCACCTTCCTTTTTTCATAGCACGCATTGGCTTCATTTTTCGGCCTTTACGCTTTAAACTGTTAATAGATACAACTGTCCGCTTGACAGTTCTTCCTTTATAAGTTTTTTTTTGGTTAAATCGCTTTACTGTTGGTTTCATAGTCCAGGAACTCCAGGAATTTCCCCTGGTGGAAGGGGTGGCGCCCCAGGTCCAATTGGTGCTCCCATCATAAATGGCGGAACCTCAGGTGAAGCTCCTGGAACTTCAGGCCCCATTGGCATACCTGGTGGAATTGGAGCTTCCATTGATTCATTTGGCATAATTGGATTTAATTGCATTTTCTTTTGCCATTTATCAAATCTTTCATGCTCTTTGATATGCGCAAGTACTAATTTATTTTCTCCCTGTTCTTTATGAACTAACATATGAATTTCATGATCATCTTGTGCCTCTGCATGTTGCTCTGTCCCTTCAAGCATAAGTTCATTTTCAGCCATAGCAAGTGACTCCTCATCAAGCTGAATCCCATATTCTTTTTGAACTTGTTCACTTTTTTTACCTGCATACTGTTGATAGGTTTGCTCCTCACGTGTCCTTTGAATTATTCCATCTGTATCTGCAAACTCTAAATGATTAAGAAAACTTCTTTGATCAATTGCACCAAGTCTGAAAAGTTCTTTAAGTTTCTCCATTCGAGCCTCTTTTGTATAAGCAAGCCAACTCCCTATCTGAACTCGAACATCATTCTCTTTACCAATAACCGCAAGTGGAAGCTCTTTATCACCAGACTTAACTTTTTTTCCATTTTTAGATTTAGAAAGTGGAGAATCTTCTCCAACTGCCATAAAATACTCAGGTTTGCCACCGATGCCTGTTACAGTAATCAGTTTTGATGTCGTCCAGTTTTCGGCGACAAGCCTTAGAATTTTACGACCAGCTCGGGATAAAAAGTCTTCAAGATTGTCAACTAAATCAGATTGATTAGTTGCATCAGATTGACGAAGCTCAGCAATTGCCGACCCACTCCTTATCGTCCCAGGTAATCGTCCAAGTGAGACATCATGAACCCCTGAAATATCTTCAAGGTATTTTCTCATATTGGAAATTTGTTCCTGAGGCGATGGGGGAAGAGGCGGAACAGTAATTGGTTGAACCTGGCTTCCTCTATTTTTTTCAATTATTTGTCCGTGTTGATTTGTGATTAGCTTAACCCCTGAATTTTTATCAATAATCCATTTGCCACGGGCAAAAAAATGATTATATTCAAAAATATGTGACTCAAGAGCATCAATCACCCGATTTATTGGAATTAAATGTTTAATCCAAGCCTCAGAATATAAATCGCCTGGTGTAATATCTCCTCTTAAAACTTCAAATGGATATTCATCAGTATCAAGAAGTTTATTTAAAAGTGGTCTGTCATCATTTTCAGTATATACAACCTGTCTAATTTTTATACTTCCATCATTTTGTCTCTCCCTTAGATATGCCGTCTTTACAATAACTGTCTGATTAAATTCTTTTTGAGCTGAAAAAGCATTTTTAGTAACTTGAAGTAAAAACCGTTTATATTCGGCAGCGGCCACTAAGTTATCAGTTTGAATATTTAGTCTATTCTCATTAAAATCTTTATTTTTTTGAATTGCATCAACTGGCATTTGATTTGCAATAACAACATATTCAGCTCCGTAATCTGGATCGTTGATATTTGGAGATTTAACATTTGGATCACAGAAAAAATCAAAGGGATCAACTCTAAAAACAACAACCTCTCCTTTTTGATTTATATCAAACATCCAAATACCTATTGAATACATTAAAGAATCATTAACCGCTTCTTTAATTTTTCTCTTTATTTGAGCCTTCTCATAAATATAATCTAAAGTTTTTCCAGAATATCTTGCATTATCAAATGCAGCTGAGGTTGTGAAATTAGGTAGCACCTCCCATTTAGGCTGAAATGACGTTACTTGATTGCGAACTCCCCGAAGATGTGCACCAACTAAATTAATTGGAATTTTAACTCCTGTTCGTGAGGCAAAAAGAATAGTATTTGTTCCACGATTATAATTTGCAAAATGATATCCTCTTACATATAGGGAGCGAACCAACCATTCCCAGTCAAATTTACGTCTATGGGCCAAAGATTGTTTTTCAAGCGTTTTACATTTATAAACAAGCTGTGCATCATCATAGTCTGAATTTTCAGGCACAACAGGCTTACCTGTTTTTTTATCAGGAGTATATACGGCTCCCCCTTCATGCATATTGTTTTTATTTGACGGATCATCCATAATTATTTTTCAGTATATCCAGGTGGAACATTAGAATCTCCACCTTCAATTTCAAACTTTACGTTTGGTGGAATATTTAAAAAATTTTCTTCTTGAAAATTTTCTTCTACATTTTTAGTAAGTGAAGGATCATTTGCTGAGGGTTTATCAATCGTAAAAATTGCATCAATTCTTTTATGAATTTTAGAAAGACTATATATACAATATATTAAACCACCAATATTGGTTAAAAAGCCAAGAATAATTACTATTTCCATATTTTTCACCAAAAAAAAGTGGCCTATTAAAGCCACCGTGTAATTATTTTACTATGGTGATACGGTCAGAATATCAAATACTGTATCATTTTGTCAAATCTTTATTATTTTCAGCAATCACTGTATTTTTTCCACCAATTTTATCAACTGAAAGTTTATCATTAACATGGTCAGTCCATGTAATGTCTGTGACTTTTCCCCGCCAAAGTTTAAAAGTTACACCAACCTCACCAAACGCCATATTCTCCTCCATATATTGAATTTTTTTATCAAGAGTCAACATGATATCTGCCCAAAATGAAATTGGTTTGTAAAGATTGGATTTTGGAGGCAGTGGTGGAATTGGAATTTTATTCGGCTTCATAATCATCATTTGAACTTCCATATTGACCAAGGACTTCATCAGCCACAACGGGTTGGTTTGTTGACATAAAATTAGCATTTTCCCTATCAAGCCTTGTAATCATCAGTTTTCCATCAGGAGTTTTTGACGGAGTTGGGAAACGTGACATAATAATATATCTTAAACTATCAACTAAATGATCAGCAAAATCAACAGGTTCCTCAGGAGCATTTCGATTTGTCATACTTCGAAGCTTTCTCCATTTATATTGTTTTAACTCCCAAATCAAATTGACACAGTTTTGCATAATATATAAACGGGGAGCTGGTTTTTTTCGAGTTTGTGGATTAATTCGTCTATCATCAAGTTTTAAAAACTCCTTAACTCGATTTATTCCCGCAAGCTTTTCGTTATTTGCTGGAATAAAATAAAATCCATAATCTTCATACTCTTCAATTATTGACCAGGGAAAAGCATTTCCATAAGCATCTTTTTTCTCACGGGTTTTTGCTTTAGTTGATGGATCAATTAGCCATAAAGAAACATTGCGATCTCCTGTTTTTTCCTTAATTGCACGGGCATGTTCTGATACAACCCCTGGGCTATAATACTCATCAAATATGTATATATTTGAATCATAATCAAGTGCCGCCCACAAAACTCCTGTTGGATTAACCATTCCATGATCAACTGAAACTATATGTTCCCATGATTTTGGAACGGTAAAGGGTCTGATTACATGAACTTTCGGGTCAAGCTCAGTATAAATTAAATTAGCAAGAACATCCCAGCGTCCCTCAATATACCGCTTGGCAAGTTCGGGGGGGTATTGGCGAATTAAATCCGCAACATAGTCTGGAGGGTTATATGGATTGTCATAGGTTGTTGTATCAAGATAAAAAAACTCAGGCTTTAACTTTCCCTCATCGTAGGGACGTTTAAACATTTCCTCAATCCAGCTTCCAGGCTCAGGGTTACAGGTAAAAAATCCAAAGCGGCGAGGAACAGAGTTAAGTCGAAGTCTGGATTGTAAAACTCGAACTACATTAAGTGATATTTCCTCAGCCTGGTCAATAAAAAACCATCCCAAATTCATTGATTTAAGTTCCGCCTCAGACACCGTATCTAAATGTCTAAAAAATATTTCACTTCCATTAATAAGAGTTAAATTATTTTCAGTTGGCGACCAACGACCAGCATTTTTCTCATCATAATATTCAGGTGGACAAAGCTCAAAGAAAGTCTTACGAGTTGTGTCTGCCAGTTCCCGATAAGTTAAACGTCCAACCAGACCACGATTTCCTGGAATTGATGAGAGAAGAAGAGCCCGTAAACATCCTCCAAAAGTTTTTCCCGAATTATGATTAACAAATCCTTCGGCAAAATAATTATTAAAATGAGGAACATGAAGATCATAATAATAATCAGTTCGTTCATATTTTATACTCTTGACTTTTTCATACCGTAGAGTATGATTATAATACCATGTCCAAAACATCCCCTGAAGTTTTAGAAAAAATAAAACAACTTTATGCAAAAGGCCTTTGTTCAAGAGAGATTGCACCCATAATGGGTAAGTCGAAAAAAGCAATTCAGAAGATTGGCCGAAGATATAATCTTCCACGTTTGCCACAGGGAGGTCCGACTGGTTCTCGGAATGGTTCTTGGAAAGGAGGTACTCTAATTGATAAAGATGGCTACGTTCTCGTCTTAGTTCCAAATCATCCCTTCGAGAACTCAGGAGGTTACGTAAGACAGCATCGGCTTGTGATGGAGGGTAAACTAAAGAGATGGCTTTTACCCACAGAAGTCGTTCATCACAAAGACGGTAATAAGAAAAACAATTCCATAGAAAACCTTGAACTTTTTTCCAAAAACTCCAAACACCTGAAAGTAGAATTGACGGGAAAATGCCCAAAATGGTCAAAGGATGGAGTCCGCCATATACAAGAAGGGATTGTCCAGTCTTTAAAGACGAGAGGGTTTTCCAATCATCCTGTGAAAAAAATTTATGCTTCTTCGTAACTATAATTTCATTTCCTCTCTCAGTCTTAACCTTATAAAGTCGTGTTTTTTTATATTTTTTAGGTCTGGTTGCCCAATTTATTCCGTAACCCTTAAATTGTTTTGAATAAACATGACCCTGATTAAGTTCATCAATCCGCACTTTCTTTCCTATCGTTGGATCAAAAACTTTAGTTTCACCAGCTACGCAACCGTAGCCGCCCGACATACAGGCATACCTGGCATCAGTTTCAATAAAAGGCCTTTGTTTAGATGTCGGCTCTATTTGTTTAGGATCCATTTATTTAACCTCCCCATCTATAATTTTCTCGTATTTTTGAGGAGTAAATAGCTTGTTGATTTTATTCTGATCAACTCCAACCAATACAAATGGTTGAATAGTTTTTATAGGTTTATCAACTTCTAAATGTTTAGATACAAGTTCAGCAAAATACTTAGCATCAGCTGATGATCCATCTTTGGCAACTGCCCGCTTATACATTGACTGTACAACGTCTGGAAACTTATCCATCATCCAATCCCAAAAATAATTTACAACCCGTGAGCGAAAATCAACTCTGTCTTTAAATTTAGAAGTATAAAAGCGGGGAAGACTATATTTTTTCTCAAATGCCTCAGCGGTCTTTGGGACTCTCTCATCTGAGGGAAGTGAAGACCATTTACAAAACTTCTCATATTCACCCTCATATTTAATAAGTTTACCGTCTTTAGTTCCAGCCTTAAGTGAAGTAATATATTTTGGGTCTGGAATTGGGATTTCACCTTTTAGAAAATCAAGTTTTGGTAAATCCATATTAAATTATGGAATAAATAAATCTGCGACTAATTATAATCTTTTGTCCCTTATCTGTCAAAAACAAAAAATCCCGATTAAAATACTCCTCTTTAATTGGATCCAAATGAATAAAGTTAAGCTGAGCCCAAATCTCACCTGGCTCCTCATCAACTTTAATTAAAATCTTATCCCCTTTTTTTGAAAACATTAAAATAGTACTCATAAAATCTTTCCCCG